CTACTCACGTTGAAAGCTGTAGGCGGAGTATGGCGAATCAATTACAAGCTCCACGAACTTCGTTTTTCTTTTGGAACCGGCGACAGCCTCCTCTCGAATATTAATTTTGTGCTGTTCGACGAGCAAGTCAAGCGCCATCTGAAACCGTTCCTTATCCTCTCGAAGATCGGATCTCGTACAAAAATTACGCAATTGAGACGCGGGGATTCGAATATTATCAAATCCGGTCATTGCTCTCTCTGGTACACTCCCATTATTTTTTGCCGCCAATCGCTCCCGGAACTTTATAAATACATGATTTGCCGCCTCTTTAATTGATTTTTCCGGGTTAAAGATTCGCGAAAATTCCGCCAAATACCATTCAGCCACACTGATAGCATCAGCCACCACAGACTCTGGGATTTCTACGTCCGGCATTCCCCCGACAATCGCTCCGTCAGCGCGTAGATCCGCGCTTTCAAAAAAATGAAAAAGTGCCGCCAGCCTCGCAACGTGCTCAGAATATCGATTGATGAACTCTCGTTCGTATACATACGGACCACCGTCTGCCGCACCCATTTCTTTTTTGTCGTAATCTCGAGCCCATGCTTGTTGTGCTGCTGGCGAGAAATAGAGGCGCACTCTGGACGAAGATCTCTTCTCAAGACTCTGATGCCCAAACCGTAAAAAGTCCAAAATGCGCTTATTGAATTTATCAATCCAGTCTGTGGCTCGACCAACTCCATCCGTCGTGCGTTGACCATAGAGTGTATCAGGCCGAGAGATCAGCATCCGTGGGATGAAGCCAACCCCTTTCGCCCTCTCTCCTTTTTTCGCGAGGAATCCATCGAATACCGTTGGCTGAATCATTAACGACATCGTAAAGCGCGGATCTTTCACCCAAAATGACTCTCGGTCGGTGCGACCGACAACGTCGATACTCTGTCCGTCCCATAGTCTATCGAGACGCGCCATATCGGATTCATTCCGCGCATTTAGAAAATCCGCCGCCTCGTTTGAAATAAGTCCTGCGGCGGGCCAGTTCTCACATAGACTACGTTCAAGCTCTCGCATTGGAATGCTCGAATACAGAACTCGCTGTAGTTTCGGTTCAGTAATGGAAGATGAAAGGCTGCGCAATTCCCCAAGCTGGAGCTCGATCCGCTCCAGCGTTTCGACGGCTTCTCTGTCGCTCGGATTGTGGCTGACTTTCGTCAGAAGACGTGTGTAGGCTCTCTCTAACGCAATCTCTTTGATTCGAAATGACTTGCGTTCATTTCGATAATTCTCAACGAGATCCTTATACTCCTCCCTCTTGCCGAAATCGTATTCCTCTATGGTGGACATCACGACCCTGTCGGCGCGAGTTTTTCGCGATCCCGTGTCGACGACAGCCAGCATGAATAACGAACAGGGAGACAATTCCCCAAAGCCCCGGTCGACCATAATTAAATCCTGGCATGCGACTGACACCGCGCAGAGAGTCGCCTGCACGGCAATCGGGACCGCCAGCTTATCGTTTTGGCAAATCTGGAGAACTGCACCGCGTATAGTTTCCGGCAAAGATTGCCACGGGAAATCCGTCGCCGGCTCATACTCGGGAAAGGGTAACCGTTGATTCATTGATTGACTGTTCGGAGATCGAGGCGATATAGACGCCGCCTTTCCTTCGGTCCATACTGAAAGAATTAGAAAGGAAGAAGCGTCAAGTTCGGGGAAACGCTAGAAACAAACGATGCGACAATACCATTGCGACCCAAGTGAAAAACGGCACAGGCAACATCATCCGTCGGTCTTCTTTCTTTTCATCATGCGGTCGACCGAATCGAGCGGCCACGCGAGCGAGCGATTGTCCTGCTTCTCGGGAGCAACTCCACGGTAGTGGCCGTCTTCCGAGTGCCGTTTGTAGATCGTCTGCGGCTGAACCCCCAATGCTAAAGCGAGCTCTTCTGTCGTCAAATGCTGACGAAGTGGATTGATCGCGACCTGGGGGGTATTATCGCCGGACACAATAGGGACGACGGCAATTGAGCCACGGCGCGCCGCCTTAATAGCACGACGATCAATCTCGTTAAGCTTCTCCAGAATCAGCTCAAGCGGCTGGGCCGTCTTCACGGCATATAGAGCCACCTCGAACGGCACATGACCGCTCGGGTAGCCAACCATATCTTTGAATACGTCGATCCACTGGAAGCGATGGTGGACAGCAAACCGCTCTTTGAGCTCGTCCTCGACGCACCAGTCGATGAACTCGATGGGTTTCATTCCGATCTCGGAATCGCGTCCGCGATCTTCGCACCAGTCTTTCCATTGCTTCAGGATTGTTCGAGCTTCGTGATACTGGCCGATCCCGAAGCCAACAATCTCGGTGCCATCCAGGCTGACACCACCACTTTTCGGAAGCTCGGCACTGTCACCTTGCGGCTGAATGCCGGATAGCAGCAACGCACCCATCACCGGCGTCCAATTCGCCATATCGAGATAGCCGCGCAGTGTCTCGTGTAGCTTCGCGCTGAATTCGATGATTTCCTGTGGCGTCTTCTGGTGCGTCACCCTTCACCCCGCTCCGTTATAGCACTGCCGGCCGATCTGGCTTGCAGAAGCGTCGTATCGTGCCACATCTGAAGCGGAACGGACGCACGATGGCTGCCCTGCCCCCCTAAGCTTACTGCGTTGCCATCAGGAGGCGCTTCTGAACTGGATTGAACGCGATCTGCGTTGACCGCGAACACCTACACGACGCCTACACGAAATTATTGAGGAGCGGGCATAGGTTTCGAAACGCAAGCTAACCCATTGATTTTACTGGCCCGCCCTACACGATTCGAACGTGTGACCTACGGCTTAGAAGAACGGCAGTTTGAAAATTGGCACAAACGGAAGTGCAGCGAAATCAAAGACTTGCAGCGATTGCCACATCTAAGCCGCCGCCCTTCCAGTGCCTATTTCTGCCTTTTCGCGACAATTCTCGTCAAGATTTTGTCAAGTTAGCAATGCCGGATCTCGGCTGCCCGGTTGCTGCGCAGCGCAACGTTTCCACGCTTTCAACACGGCGACGGCCGCGAAGCCTTCGCGCGAGCACGGCGTCGGCGCGCGTGCGGCGCTGCCGCGCAGGTCGTCGGTCGATCGCGACGGTGCGCTGGCACTGGCTGCTGCCCGCGCTCGGCGTCGCGGCGGGCGTGACGAATCTCGGCTTCGTCTGGAACATAAGCACCAACTACAGTCGAGCTTGATTGCGGCCAGCCTCAACCGTGGTTAAGATCGACGAAGAATGCGCAGCCCGCGTTTTCGAAGATGGCCGATTCCATATCGATACAGGCTTCGGTGTATCTCGCGACGCTACTTTGGCGCTGCAATCATTCCATCGACCGGGTAGAGCTGCAACATAGCGCGCGCAGCCTCAACGTTCGACGTCGACAGCCACTCCTCCCAATCGTCCGGCCGAAGTATGACGACCGACCGCTTTTCGTCGCCCGGCTTATGCATGCGCGACATGATGCGATGGCCCTCAGCATTGACCGTGATCATCGCCATCGCGTGCGCCCCTCCTCCATCCTCGCTCTTCAACGTGCGCCAGATTCCCGCGACGCAGTATGGCCGCCAATCAGTCAGCCCGATTCGGTGCCAGACGTTTCGGCCGGTCTCGTAGCACGGTTCGTAGATCCATTGCGCCGGAATCAGGCAGCGGCGACCTGCTCGCCACGCCGGCCCGTATAGCGGCGATCGCCCAAGATTGTCATCGCGCACGTTCATCGTGCTACGCATGATCGGTGGCGCCTTCCCCTCGGCCTTCGCTTTCTCGATGTTCGCTTTCTGCAACGCGCGCGGCCAGTAACCAAACCCCGCGAGGAACGCCTCGACGTGCCCGTCGATCATCGCAACCGTAGGCGCAAGATAGTCCGGGTAGATCTCAGGCTCCCACGGCGTTCTCTTCCATAGGTCAATCAGGCCAAGCCGTAACTCGCTGATGCCCGGATCTTCGTCGGGGGCGCGATAGCTGGTGCACACGGCGGCATCTCTTTTCGGGGGATGGATCACTTCATCATAGTCCAAGATATACTGTATAAAATTACAGGTTTCCCGTATTACGAAATGATCCTGCCACCGTTCAATCCGCCCAAGCTACCCGAGATGACCGAGTGGTGGACGCGCTGCACATATGCTGACGTCCAGCGTCTGATTCTCGAAGTTCAGCACCAGCGCCTCACTTTGTGGGAGCTCCGCAGCTGCATCGCCGATGCGTCGCGCCGAGCGCGCGCGATCGACCCATCGTTGCTTGAGTATGGCGCACCGCTACGGAGGCTCGGCTTCATCGTCGACAAGGAAATTGGTCGTGCCGCCCCATTCGCTCGCATGCAGGAACCGGTCGCGCCGTTTTCCGACGAGTGGCGTGCAAGGCAAGAAATCAGGTCAAAGCGCTGGGAGTCTCCGGACGACACGCCACCAGGCGCATCTCCGAAATGGATCCCAGAGTTTCAGCGGGTAACGTGGGAAGAACTGCGCGAGAAATGGCGTTTCGAGGAAGGCAAGAAGGTCGGCCGGCACACGTTCGAGCAACGCATGGCGCTCGAAATCGCGTATTTGCGAAGCCACATTGTTGGAAAGTCGCGAAAGCTCGTCGATGCAGCCCGGGTTGAAGCAGAGAAAAGCGGTGTGGAGTTGTTCGCGCTAGACCAGCTGAAACGCATTCTCGAGGTCGAGCGCGACGAAGAGGCGTTCTGCCGTATCACGTAGCGAGGACGAAACGACGAACGAGCCGGGTCTACTCGATGAGACGCGAAGACTAGGCTTGACTTCTGCGAACACTACCTCGGCTACCATGCCGCCCGCCGGACAGTGGTGGCGCCGCGAGCCGCCGACACGTCAAACTGGACCGGCCACTATGGGGTAGGGAATCGATCCTTTGGGCAAGCGCGGTGTTTTGAGGACCGCAGCCTTCGCGCTCAGCAATTCGTCGTCGCCTACCTCGAAGCGGCGCAGCCACGCTGCAGTTGATTCGCGCGTGTTGTAGACCGGCGCGCCCGCGTTGACTGTGCCGCGCTGAAGAATGTCCATGCTTTCCGCTCGCACGCGCCGCAGCGCCTTGTCGAGGACGACGTAGGCCGGCGGCAAGAACGGGGGTTGCTCCTCGCGATCGGAGAGCCCCGACTCGGGCAACACGCCCGCACGAATGATAACGCCGGCCCCGTAGTCGCCGATGGCGAACCAACTCGGAGGCAGCTCCGACATCAGCGCGCGGATGCCACCGACAGCGTCCAACATGGGTTTGTCGATAGCCGTCAGCCAATTGACGGTCTTAATTTTGCCCTTCAGGTCACGGGCCGAGGTAGATCCAGGGTCGCCGACATCGAGCCCCGGCATAATTTGCGCGATCCAGTATTCTGTCGCTTCGTTCTCATGAGGGGTGGTCGGGGAAAGGTTGACAGCAAAGCCCGCCTGCCCTTGGACGGCACCTAAGCGGCGCGCAGCGTCAAAGAACAGCTTGGCGAAGGCATCGGGGTTCTCTTGGACAGCGACGACCGGCCACGAGAATGCTAGGGAGTTGAGACCGCGGTTGCCCATCTTCTCTTGCCATTGGCGCTGGCCCACGACCTCGAACCTCCAAAAACTCGCGTCCGAAGCTTGCTCCCCGCCGACATAGCAGAAGTCGAAGCGGTCCTCAGGACCGAGCTTGCTGGCGGCGGCACGCAAAGGCTTCGCGCGCGCGAACGGCTGTGCGGCCTTCCCGTTACTCCATAGGAACGTCAACTTGCATTCCGGTGCAGCACAGTAGTCGTCGAAACAGTCGGCAATCGCCTCGCGGATGGCGGGATCGAAAGCGCGCTCGAAATAAAGCGACGCGCGCACGACTACGGCCGCTCCGATTCCGCCGGTTGCATAGCGAGGTTCCAAAAGACCATTGGGCACCAGCGCTTTGCCCTGATTGGCCTTCGCCCATTCGAGAAAATTCTGATCCATGTTCACGTCGATGCCACGAAAGCCCAATTATGGAACGACAATGGGGGGCGGTGGCAACGGCAAGCCACCCATGCCAGGCGAGGTAACAGGACCGCGGTTCAGTAGTTGGCGCAGGGAACGCCCTAGCTCGGAGAGCGCCTCAGAAACCGCCCGGAGTGGGCTTTCGTTGGCGTCGTCGTCGGAGCAGTCACAGTCGCCGGGGCCCATGGTCGCAACCTTATCGGGCGAGCCGGCGATGCGCGCGTAGTCGTCCTCTTGCTCACGATCCCTTTCTTGAGGCGGGAATTTGATCTCCACCACGCTCTTGATGTTGTCCTGAGTTGGCGGCAGAGATCCGTCCTTGACAATCACCACGTCGGGGCGCCGAACTGCACCGGCACCGGCGGGATAGGCGTCTTTTCCACCAGGCCAATACTTTTGAATCCAGCCTGGCAGATAGGGATGCGGCTCCAAAGGAGACGCCGAGCGCATGATCGGTGACGGAGGGATCTGCGTCATGTCGTAGTTGACTTCCGACTTGTACGGGCTCTTCCATCCCATCGACCGATCCAGGTCGCGCAGGTTGCGCGAAACGCATTGCTGCTTGAGGCTTTGGCCCGATGCGCCAGTGTCTGGCTCGCGACTACACACACAAACGGCCTTGCAGATCACCTTCTTATCGACCGGGTCAGGTGTCGCGGGCCGAAGATGCACGGGCGTCGTTTCGCCCTTCGGCGACATGCCACCTTGACCGGAGTTGGCTCCGTAGGCGCGACCACTCATATAACGCCGCCTTCACCGGGTCCCTGAGTCGACTCGGCCGAAAATTTCAGCGACCCAGCAGAGTTTGCCTCATGCCACTGCGTGTAGCCCTCGGCATCAGTTTGGCCGGAAATTGTCCGTCCGTCCGCTGTTTGCAGCACGTAGGGATGGTTTGCGATCGGCTTTCCAGTCGTCTCGTCAAATACCTGGAAGCGCCCGCGATATAGGCCGTCTGGTCCCTGTGGTGCCGACTGGGGGACAATGCTCTTCCCGCCGCCGATCGAATGGCCGCCGGCGGCCCCCGATGTCGGGGCAACCGTGGCGACGCCTTGCGACGCGATAAGCGTCGCGCCGCAGGCGGTCTTGTCTCCGTCCGTAGCGATTGGCCTGTCGCCAAACGTCATGTTTAGCTCGCGCTTTACGCTGACGATCGGGTAAATTCCGCCACAGCGGGGACACGTCACCATGTCGCCAAGCAACGCAATTGCCCTTCCATGAACCGTGTTGGCGGCATTACAGCCGACCACGCGACCACCATGCGTGGTCGTGTCTCCCTCGCAAATAAACGCAAACCCCATGCCGAAGTCTCCACAAGGAAATTTGCGGAGGAATGTAGCACGCGGGCAATTGTGGGAGCCACCCTGTCAGATCTGACAGGAATGCAGATCTGTTACCTCATGGACACCGTATATTTGGTCCGCTCACAGCATCAAAGCGGCACACACAGAATTTAGGTGTGGAGCCCCGGTCGCTCGACCGGGGCAACGAAAGCATTATTTTTTGACCGGCTCGATACCCCAGCACTGCGCGGATCGCCCCTCCTCCGGGATAGCCTCGCGGTTGTACTTGCACTTGTTAATCGTATCGAGCGCAATCTTGTAGCGCTCAACCAGCGGATCGACGATGCTTGCGATCTGAGCGTCTTGCGCCACCTTATCCGGCGTATTGCAATCGGCGCCCATGTGCGTGGCATCCGACTGCAACGTACCGCCAACCGTCTGAAACCGAAAGACGTTGCTGTTCGCCGCCGCATTAATAGCTTCATAGAGCGCTTTCGACGCGGTCGGATACGTCGTCAAAACAGCGCGCCCGGCTGCATCAACAGAACTGACAACCTTGTCAGGAGCGCACGACGTGATCGCAAGGGAGGCGAACACCACCCGCCCTTTCAGATACTCTCGTTCCACGTAGATCAGCAGTTCGTCTTTGAACCGATTCACCATCTCCGACTTCTCGCTCGAATCGATATAACCCGTCATGTCGTCGAACTGGAAGTTGACGAGCACCCATTCGCTGATGTTCGTTTTCGAGTTATAGACTTCGTCGATTGCCGGGCCGATTCCGTTGTTCTCGGACATGACGAGTTGATGCAACGTCGTTCCGTTGATAATGCCGGGATACACTCCGACATCCGCGCCGCGGGCCTTGAAGGCATCTTGAAGCGCGGCAATTGTGGCATCCCCGTCCGCCGAGGTGCTCGGGCTCGATGGGCTGCTCAAAGCGCTGGCAGCCGCGGCCATTGTCCGCGCTCGCGACCCCGATACCAGTGGTGCGCCCGAGTACGTGAGCCTAATCGCCGGGCCAGACGAGTCGCCACCACTATCATCGCCTCCGCCACATGCGGAAATGTGGAGGCAGAGCGGAAGCGCCATGTAGGCGAAAATTCTTTTCATATTTGGTCTCAGGTTCATAGATGTTGTTCACTTCATGAGTCGCTGAGTTTACAATCAAATTTCAATTCTGACATCCAGACGTCTGCGGCCGGATCGCGCATACGTAGCCCTGTAGGGCCGTCAGTTTGTCGATCTCGCGCTGATCGTCGCCGGCGACGCCGAAAACGCGTTCCGCAACCGTTGCGTCGACGTCTGCATAGGCGGCGGCACCATCGCCCACGCCGGCGGCGCTGGAAGCGCCGGACGCGCCGTCGCGACCGGCTGCCGTGCAGTTTCGGACGGCGACGCGCAGCCGCTCAGTGCCAGCGGCAAGAGCAGCCCGCAGGCTGCGATTCTCTGCTTCATGGTCGATCCTCTCTTTCGTGGTTCGTTGGTCGACGGCCGCCACCGCCGACGCTGCCGTGTCATGCGCGGCGATTGCGCGCAGCTCGGCGTCGAGTGCGGCACGTGAAATCGCGCCCAAGGCTTCCGCGTGCCGCTGCGCATCGGACGCCCGTGCTGCCTGCTCGTTGGCAAGCCTGCGTGATCCGATCAGATGATCGACACCAGCGCCGGCCGCGATGCCGAGCAGCATGGCCAACAGATACAGAGCTGCTTTCGGCATCACAGCCCCCGCTCGCACAACGCGCGCTCGGCCGCCCGGCGTTTCACAAGGCCGGGCAGCACGCGACCGCCCGCCGTCACCCACTGCGGCCGGCCGCTGTCGGACTCGTTCAGCGCGCGGCACGCACCGCGCCAGTCGCCCGCGCTGAAGCGCTTCGCGGTCGTGCTGTTGCAGTAAGCGTTCGGGCCGACGTTGTATGCAAAGCTCACGGCCGCCGCGAGCTGATACGGACGGTTTTTCAGCCCCGGCGTGCAACGCAACACGGGTTGGGCGTGCGCGATCAGTTGCGTTTCGAGTGACGCGCGACACTCGGCCTCGCTATACGCCTTGCCAACCACGACGTCGCGCGTATCGCCCATGCACTTCGTCGGGATGCCGACTGGATCGAGATACCCGACCAGCTTGACGCCCTCGAACTTCGTGACGATGGAAAAAAGAAGGGCTGCCGCAGCAGCCCCCACAACGCCCACAAGAGTCGTCCTTCGCATTTCAGCCATCGTGCCTCTCCATCTCCAGAATGCGCATGTCCGATTCGCGCTGTTCTCGGCGATCCTTGCGCCACATAAAAAAGAAGTTGAGCCCAAATGTTGCGATTGCCGTCATGATGCCGACGATCACCCCGATATCCGTCAGCGTCAGTGAAGACGCAACAGCCGTAACGCTTCCAACGTAGCTCGCCACTTCACTCGGACTCGCTCGCATTAGTCCCTCGCAATGAAAAGGGCCGCCATATTTGGCAGCCCGCTAAACTATTCCCGTCCCATCAAGTACCATGAAGCGCGAGTGATACTGCTCGCGAAAGCATGCGACATTTGGCGTTCTTCCTCCGTTGTACAGAGCAGTTCCCCAATACACACTCCCACCGTCAACGCGAATCGACGAGAGCTCTACCACGCCCGGGTCATAGCTCCACGCTTTGTGAACAGAGTAGATGGCCGAAATCAGAACAGGCACGCCGTACGACCTAGAATGCCACGGCGGCGACGGCGCACCCTCGACCGCCCACCCGACACCATTCATATAATCTTCGAAGATCACATCGAGGACTCTGAGAAACGGCTTCGATGAATCCGAGACCAACCGCCCACTCGCATCGAAAACTTGCAGACCGAAGTTTCCCGCGGCGACGGGTACTTGGTCGAACACGAACAGTCGGACGTTACACGGCCGCTCGGTGACAAACGTCAGGGAATATGTACCCCCACTTCGTTGCACATTCCACAGCGTGATTCCCACTGCACCAGACGCGAGTACCGCGTACATCGGACCAGCCACTGCCGAGAAAGTGAACGTCACATGTGGGAGATTTATCGTGAATGTTCTTCCAGCATCATTCAGCGCCAAAAATAGCGAGCCGACCGCAGAATCCGCCGCCATCGACTGCACCATCTGATAGTTCGGAGTTCGCCCGTCGATCTGATACACCCCGGTATCAGTGAATGCCTGAAATCCTGCCTGCATCAATACACTCCAAAAACGATCCACCCGGGGACTCGGGTGTACGCGTTCGATCCGCTTGAGTTCGGGCTATACGACCAACTGATTCCCCCTGCATTAATCGAGACGACCGGCGACGGCTCGGCGCCCGAAACACGAAAGAAAATCTGTTGCGGCATGAAGGCCCAAAACGGTTCCCCGCCGGACATATCCGCCGCAACGCTCCCGTCGTTCCCACCAGTCCACGCGATCCCGGCTACCCGCCCTGCTCGCGACTTCGCATCGAGAATCAGACGGCCGGCACCGTCGAAAATCTGAAGCCCAGCTGTCATCACCACATCCCCATGCGCACACGCAGCACGCCGTTACCGTCATAAACCCGAACGCTGCCTCCATCGATCACCAGTCGATTTCCGCTTCCGTCGGAGGCGTTGATCTCAAACCAACCGCTCTTGTCGAGCCGCCATCCCTGCCGCCCCGCGATGTAGTTGTCGGACTGGATATAGCTGCCGATCATCGCATTCGTGATCCAGCCCGCACCGATCAGCGCCTGACGCAAAAACACCTGCCCGCCCTGCACGACGAACGGCGCACCGATCACACCCGAGCCGTCCTCGTCGATCACGGCGAACCGCTTCGCCGACACGAGCACCTGTGATTCGACGACGCCGTTGTCGTTATCGAGCCCCACGCCGATCGACGCCATGTACTTGTGACCATCGACGGTCGTTTGCACTTTGATCTGATACGACGCCGCGACACGCCCGTTCAGGTCGGCGTACGACTTCGCGACGGTTTGCACCGCGGCTGCGTTGTCGTTCACCTTCGCCTGTACGGTCGTGATCTGCTGCGCCTGTGCGCGATCCGCCTCGACGCGCGCGATCGTTTCCGTCTGTACCGCGGCGCTCAGCAGGTTCGAGCTCGATCGCTGCTCTGCGGCGACCGTGTCGATCTTCTTCGCGACCGCCATGTCGCCCTCGGCAATCGCCGACTGCAACGACCAGACGCCAGCGCTAAGCGTCTCGTCGCCCGCGTAGATCGTCGCGTCGCCCGCCATCGGCGGGGTGATCAGATCGATCGGCTCACGGAGATCCGAGCCAAGCGCCGACTTCCCGATCTGTCCAGCGAAGTACTTCTCGTAGTCGCTTTGATCCGTGCTCGGCTGCCCCTGCACGCCCGGCCCCTTCGCCGGAAACCACGGCCCCGCGTTGCCGGACGTATCGACCAGGCGCGCCCAGAAATAGAAGACCTGTCCGACCGCGAGCCCCTGATACGACGTCGCGGCCTGCGGATACGCGAAGTCCGAGAACTTGATCGCGTCATCGCGGCTCGGCGTGCGGCTGTACCAGATCTCCGTTCGTTGCGTGTCGCCGGCGGACCCGTCGCCCGGGAACGCCCACTTCAGGTCGATCCCATATACGATGCCCGTCGCGGTCAGCGACACCACCGACGGCGGCGGAGTGGTCTTCCCCGTGAGCACCGTATCGACGCCGTATGCCGGAATCGACGTCACGCCGAGCGCATTCTCCGCTCGCACGCGTGCGAGGTACTTCCCCTGATAGATGCCCGGCACCTCGACCTGCAGGCCGCCCGTCGACGGTACCCGGACCCACTCGCCGTTATCCTTCCGCCATTCCACGAGGTAGCTCGTCGCGTGATTCGCTGCGTCCCACGCGATCACCATCGTCGTCTTCGAGATGCCCTGATCGACCACCGAGTATGTCGAGAGGCGGACGTTCGACGGCGGCGGCTGCACCGACGGCGGAACGATCGTGATCGGCCGTTGCTGGATCTGCGCGCCGTCGTCGATTGCCGCGTACTTCCCCGGCTCGTACTGCGTCGCGTTGATCGTATAGACGATCTGGCCGTCGTCGTCGCTCTCCTGCACGCTCACCACGCGATACTGCTGCGCCGCGAGCTCGTTGCTCTCGACCATCCACACCGCGCCCGACACCGGATCGGCGTCGAACCGCTCGACGAGCGTGACCGTGTCGCCGTTGACCGCTTTGACAGCACGCGCCTGCGCGAGGCCCGACGGCAGGATCGCCGTGAAGCGATCGCCGGCCGAGACCGTCGGCGCCTTGTCGAGCGTGATCGTCTCGCCGGCCGCAGCGCGGATGCGCCCGCCGATCCGGCGACCCGCCTTGCGCGGATCGGCGACGGCGATCACCTGTCCCGGCGCACAAAGCGTCCCATCGAGCCCGACCTGAAACGACACCGTCCCGGTCTCGTACCGCGACGTCAGCAGCAGCCAGCGCCCGAGGCGGTGCGCCTGAGCCTGCGACGTGCAGCCGAACGCCGTGACTTCCGTCTTGATGACGCCATAGCGGGCAATCCCGTCATCGTCCTGTACGGGCTCGACAGCCTGCTTATACTGGTTCGTCGGATCGTTGTAGCTGACAAGCGCGACCGTGTAACGCGTCTTGCGCTCGCTTCCGACGTACTTGAATGAGCCGCCGACGACGTTCGCGGCCGTGTACAGGTAGACCGGATCGGACGGCATATCGGCCGACGCGACGACGGAGCCAGCACCCCAGTATGAAATCCCGCGAAAAACGCTCGCAAGATCCTGCATCACCTTGAACGCATCCGCGCGCGTCTGGATCACGCAATTGCATGTGAAACGCGGTTCCTTGCCGCCCTTCCCGTCCGATACCGGTTCGTCACAGTGACGCGCGATTGCGTACAGCGCCCACTTGTCGACCATCGACGCATCGACACGGTCGCCCAACCCATAACGTTTGTTGAGCAACAGATCGTAGTAGACCCAAGCCGGGTTATTCGTCCACGCCATCTTGAACGTGCCGTCCCACGTGCCCGAATACGTGCGAATCTCCGGGTCGTAGTTCGTCGGCACGCGGATGATCAGTCCGCGCACGTGATACGAGCGCACCGGCACGCTCGAGAACGAACGCGCGTCGAACGTCATGCCGACGAGTGCCGTCATCGGATAGCGGAGCTTTCGATCAACGATCTCGGTGATCGCTTCGATATTGATCGAATCAGCGATCGTCGCCGTGTGCGCGTTCGGCGTGATGCGACGCACACGGATCAGCCAACCGTTTTTCGCACGCGGCAGCTCGATCCGATGCGAGCGCTCGTAGAGCGACGTCGTCTTGCCGTCGAACGCGCCGGCCAGCACCTGCGCATACGATCCGCCGTCGACCGACAGATCGATCGCGTAGTCGACGCGATAGCCCGTGATATTGCCGTTCGACGTATCCTGACGCTGTAGCGTCGGCACGCCGAAGCGCACACGCACCGCGGTCAGTTGCGTATTCTGGATCTGGCGCACCCACGGCGCGTCGGACGTCAGCGGCACACCGACGCCGGCCTCGCGCTCGACGGCTGGAAAGCCGGGGATGTAGTCCTGATCCTGCGTGCCGGTACGGACGTCGACGGTGTAGTTCTGGAAGTTCAGCGAGCCGTCCGCGTTCTGGATCGGCGTGCCGTCGAGATAGACCGACTGCAGGCCATTCACCAGCCCCACGATCGGCCCCTCCGAGATCACGTCGAGCACCTTCGCGCGCGCAATCGAATGCAGGCTGTCGGGTGATTCGCTGCCGCCACCGCCGCCACCGCCCCCCTTCGCACCGTAGATTCGCTTCAGCCCACCTTCGGCGTAGAGCTTCTTCAAATCTGATCCTCCGCATAGATCCCGGAACTGCCCACCTTCGAACCGACGATCATTTCGCCGATAACGAGTGGCACCGGCTCACCCTGTGCGGCGCTGTTCACGGGTCCGTTGAAGTAGTACGACGTGCCGTTGTTGGCCGCCCCGGCGAGGCCGGCCTGTTGTGGACTGAGCATCTGCACGATGCCGCCGAGCGCCATCGACGCGCCGAGCCCCATCAGCGACGTGCCCCACGGCTGCGCGAAGCCGAACGTCGCCATCGCGCCGACGGCGACGAGTGCGGCGCCGAGGATCGTGTTGAAGAGCCCGCCGCGCTTGCTGCCGACAATCACCGGCGCGATACGGATCTCGTCGCGCCCGACTGGATGCTCGAGCTCATCCTCGTCGAGATTGCGCCGGCCGTTGAACACCGCAAACGTCAGGCCGTCGTCGCGCGCCGACATCAGAAACGCGCGGAAACCAGGAATCAGCACCGACAGCGCGCGCACCGCCTCCGCGGTCGACGAAACCGCCAGACGATGCACTCTTCCGAAACGCCGACCGAGCACCCCATACAACCGTATCGTGCGAAGCATGTCGCTCACTTCCGATCTCCCACATAACGCAGCACCGTCGTGCAGCAGTCGGCCCACATTCCGCCCCATACCGCGCGTACCGAGAGCTTCCCGTACGGATGGTGGAGGAACTGTCCGTCACCCAGATAAACGCCCGCGTGATTCGGCACGTCGTTCTTGCTGCGGATCTGCATCAGCGGCACGTCGCCGACCTGCAACGTTACGTCGCGGCCGACGTCGAGAAAGCCGGCGTCCTGATAGTGATTGAGGTAGAGGTTTGACCGGCCATCGTCCCACCAGCCGTCCTCGCGGTCGAAATCGGGCAGCACCACGCCACGCTCGCCGAGATACCAGTCGCGCACGATCGCGTAGCAGTCGTGTACGCCATGCACGTACTGGCGGCCGATCAACCTCGCGACGTAGCCAGCCGGCCCGAATTCGCACCAGTCATCGACGCCGATTGAGCCGTCGGCCTGCACGCCGAGCGACACGATCACCCACTTCGCGATGCCGCTGCGCTCGCACATCGCGCGATCCGCGTCGCTCGGCTGCGCCGACGCCCCCGGATGCGAATGCACCAGTGCGACAATCTCGCCCATGTCTTCGGCCGCGGCGTAGTCCTCCGACGCGAGCGCGAACTGGTCGGTCGGCACGGCTGCGAGGTTCCGGCAGCGCACGTACACCTCGCCGCGTGCCGCCTTCACGACGAGCCCGCAGCACTCGCGCGGATACTCGGCCAGTGCGTGCGCCTCGATGGCGCTCTTGATCTGTCCGTCCATAAAAAAACCCGCCGTGTGGCGGGTCCTCATATCGAAATTGAATTGCGCGTCACGCCATCGTGTCGCACAGGAAGCCGCCGAACGGCAACGCGTTGTTCACGCCGAATCGGCGCTCGCAGCCGCTGATCTTCTTGCTGCATCGATCGAGCGCAGGGTCGCTCACCGGGTTGTCGTCCCTGTCGAAGCACGCCGCACCGGTATAGCCGCACTCGGAACCGCGATACTCCCATTGGCAGATCGATATGATTTGCCGCTTCGGCAGTTGCTGGCCGCCAAAGTCGAGCGGAGACGACAGCGTGAACTCGACGTGCAAGCCCGGCTGCTCGTCGCTCTTCTGCTCGATCCGCCATTGCTGCGTCGGCAACTCTTCGTGCGGGTCCGCCGTTGGGTTGCCGGCCGGGAAATTCACGGCGTCGAGGTAGCGCGCGAGTGTCCGGCGCCGAATCACTTTCGCGCCGACGAGATCGCCAAGTGCAACGCACAGCGCCGAGATCGTCCCGTTGATGTCGCCTACCCGCAGTGTCGGCGACGGCTGTTGCGCATCCGACGTCTGTTCGAAGCCCGCCGCCTGAATCGGCCACGGCTTGTATTCGTGCCCCTGCCACACGATCGACGTCGACTGCAAATGCCCATGAAAGCGCAGTACGTCGGCGCCGAGTGCCGTACAGTCGACCTCGAATAGCTCGATCAGCCGGCCCGGCTCAAGCTGCTGAATGTCCGCGGTGACGGTCACTTCGCCGCCTCCAATTCTGCAATCCGCTTAATCGCGTCCTGTAACGCAGCATCCGTCTCAAGCAGCCCAGCCAGCAGCACGCCGACGGCGTTCGTGTAACGGAAGGTGAGCGACGGCCGTCCCTTCGGCGGCCCACTCTCGCCGAAGATCTCCTTGCCGCTTTCGTCATACTGACGCACGATGAAATCGCCGTCCTCGTCGATCTCCGGCCCCTCGCCAAGCAGCTCCGGAAAATCCCACCACTCGTTCGCGATGACGCCCGCCTGTCGCCCGGCCTCCGGACTGCTCTTTGGTAGATACGTCACGCCCCGCTTACCGCGCAGCCGCGCCATCACGTTTTCGAGCGTCCTGATGTCGGACTTGAAAGCGCGATCGGACGCCTGATTGAAATTCGAAGCTGTCAACACCCCGAACGTGGATGCGTTGTAGTTGACGCACTGCAATTCCGCAACGGCCGTGTTCGGCGAAACCCGAAGCTGCACGCCTACGGTGTTGTTGACCCCCGAGAAGCCGAGATAGCTCAAACTGTGCTGGCCGTTCAGATGCAGGTTTGCTTGCGTGTGGAGCCCCGCCGGCGCGGCCGCAATCTCTTGAGGTTGATTGAACGTCTTCTTCGATCCCACAATCTGCGGCGTATCGAGCGTCATCGGCTGCGCGAGATTGCCGCTGTGCCAGAGATAGCCGACGTAGTTGCCGTCGACGGTCGCCCCCAGTTGCCCGGTGACCCTCTGCCCCCAATCGAAACGAAGAGTGTGCCCCTTCGCGCACACTGCGACCACCTCCTCGTTGACGGAGAAAATCTTGTCCTTGAAAACGTACTGGTACGCGCCTTTGTCGGGGGACCACCAACCCACCGACCCGCTGCTTCCGTAGAAGTAGCCGGGCATCTTGCCGAGGTACAAATGGCCTTCGTCGCTCGATTGCCCGGCCCGGATATCTCCACCTACAGTGAGATTTCCGCTGACAACCTCATCCGGCATCATCTTGCCGCGCTCAGCGGCGTGCCAGATCTTCACGCCGTCGGAGACGTACTTCACCCAGTCCCCGGTATTCATCGCCACCAATTGGGACAAATCACCAGGCTTCAGCTTGATCGAAACTCCTTTCTGCACGCAAAAGAGATGAATACATGCGTTCGGTCGAACCGACGAGGCAAGCGGTAATCCGATGACCTTACCCTCATCAGCCATCCACAGCCCATATCGCTTTCCGACGTCTTCGGACGTGAGATCCACGCTGTCGTTCAGAAATCCGATATCGAGCGGGGTCGAACGCTCGACCACGTCGAAATTCTCGTTCGTCTTGATGTGCGCGACGCGGTTGTCGTCGCCGCCGTTTCCTCTGGGCGGCTCACCCAATCTGATTTTCTGAAGCACTGCCATCTGATCTCCTACACAGAAAACGTTTCTTCAAACTGCGCCGTTATCGTGTACACGGCGCCGTTCTTGATCGGCTCGGAGTACTTCTCGCAGACGAACAGCCCGCGCGCGCGGAGCGGCGGGGTCCAATAGAACGACTCCGCGCCCGCATGCCGATCGAGGAAATCGATGATTGCCGTGATCTTCGCCGCATTGCCGACAAACCGCAGATTGAATGTCGACTCGCGATTGTTCAGGCCGTCCGCTGCTCGCTGCGTGTAGCCGTCTCCAAATGGTGCTTTGCGCACGCGCAACGTCGCATCGCCACTGTGTCCCGGCACCGTCGGCGACCATTCAAATGTGTCTTTCATCCTGCCATCCCGTTTTGCGCTCTCCACAACGTCCCACCCTGTCGGCGTTCACGTTGTATGAGCTCGCGTATCATCTGCTCCAGCATCTTTCGGAATTCGCCGGCCGCGATCAGGCTCGCAGGGTTCGACGCACCGCCCTCGATCGTGACCGGCGCGCTGACCGAGATCCCACCGTCGCGCATCGACGAGTCCCCTCCACCAGCACTCCCGCCAACGAGCCCGCCGGCGGCGAATCGCGCGAAGCCGGATCGTCCGCCGGCGTTCAATCGCTCGAGGTGTGCGCGCACGCCCGGCTGCGACACCACTGCGGCGCGAACCACGAACTCGCCGTTCGATAGCTGCGCCGGAATGCTGTCGCTCGTAGACGTGCCCGCCCCCCACACCGCACCGCCCGTCGCAAGGTGGAATCCGTAAGCGTTCGAACCGACGGCCGCACTCGCGGCACCACCAAGCGCGCCGACAGCATCGGAAACGCCGCCGAAGCCCAACGCCGAGCCGATCGCCCCGAACACCTGAGACATCGCCGCGCGCGCCGAAAACCGCGCGAGATCGGCGATCATGCTGTCGACCAGCCCGCGAAAATTGAGCTTGCCCGACGTCGCAAACGACACGAGCGCATCCTCGGCATTGCGAAACGAACTCGTCAGCGCGTCCTCGGCCATCCGCGCTGCGTTTTGCGCCGATTCCTGATAGACCGCCATCGCTCGCTTCACGCCAACACGCCAGTCAGCCTGCAACGCGAGCCGCTGCTCGAGATAGCCGCGCTCGCGCGCGACCTGCTCCGCCTCGGCCGTGTTGATGCGCTCGATCTCGGCGAGGTACTCGGGCGAACCGAGGGTGCCGTCCTTTCGCGCTCCCTTCGTCAGTTCGTCCCGCCGACGGCGGAACTCGTCACTCACGCGATTGACGGCCTGATTCAACTCGCGCGCGTTGTCACCCATCGACATCGCCGCAAGCTCGCGCTGTACGTCGCGCTGACGCTCGGCCGCGTAGTCCGCGAGCTCCGCGTCGATCTGCGCGCTGCGCTCCTTCAGCTTGTTGATTGCGTCGCGATAGCGGACCTCCTTTTCCAGCTGTGCCGCCTGCTCGTACCTAGCGCGAATCGCCTGCTGATCACGAAGCAGGCTCTTGTCGTCGTCCGACAGTTTCTTGCGCTTGCCGCGTAGATCCGTCACCTTCTGATCGAACGCGAGGAGGTCCTTTTGCGACTGCGTCAGCTTGTCGGTCGCGACTGCCTCGACGCGCAGTTGCGCGATCCGCTGCCGGATGTTGTCGAGCATGCGCTCGCTTTCCAGCGAGTGAACGCCACTGCCCTTCGCTACCCGGGCCGCCGCCGCGTTGGTCGACACGCGCGACGTCTGCGCCGCAGCGGCGGCGACCGTCTCGTCGAACGCCTGCTGCCCGCGCGCCGAGGCTGCGGCGCGCGCCGCGTCGGCGTTGAAACCGAACTTCTCGAATTTCTTGCTCGACAGATCGGCTTGAAACTCGGCGAGCGCCGCCGCCACCACCATCTGCTGATTCATCAGCGCGAGCTCGCGCGTCAGGTTGTCGATGTTGGTTCGCGCGCCCGCCGCGGCTTTCGAATCCTTGTCGGCAATCGCTTTCTCAAGCGACTTATACGCGTCCGCGCGACCGGCAAGCAGCCCGGCCATTCGCGCCTGCGCGTCGTTCGCGCCCTTCGTCCGCGCCTCGTATTCGGCCTTCTGGCGGGACGTCATGCCGATGACGTCGGATTCCTCCTTCAGCTTGTGGACGTACTTCTCCCAAGCCTCCGACGCCATACCGCCGGCAAAGAAGTTGTTCGCGTCAGAAAGCAGCCGCACGCCGTCGGCAGCGCCCCTTGCGGCCGCGTCCATTGCGGCGAGTGCCTGTGCGCCTTTCTGCGACGCGAGGCCAGCCGTGTCGATCGCGCCAGCGGCCCGCACCAGCTCGTCGCGCAGCGCCTCGCCACCGCTCGTCGCCGACACGAAGCGGTCGATCAGTTGCCCGATCTCGCGCGATTTCTCGTCGACACCGAGGTTCGATGTCTTGAGGCGATCCAGACCGGCGAGGAATCGATCAAGCGCCGCTTGATCTGCATCCGAGACCACCGACGGCGCGTCGCCGAACGTCGGCACCATGACACTCTGCGCCGCCCGCGTCGCGAGGCTCCGGTACGCGGACTGCGCGTCGTCGGCCGCGCGCGACGTCTCTTGCTTGGTACGTAGCCGCTCGGATTCCTGCAACAGCGGCGTCAGTTGCCGATACTTGTCGATGATCTGATCGAGCGGCGCCTGCATGTCGATCAGACTCGACGTCGCACTGCTCGCGTTGTCACGGAACAGCAGCCAGTTCGCGGCGGCGCCGAGCGCCACCGTGCCTACCGTCGCCAGAATGCCGGGCAAGCCGCCGACGGCCGCCAGAAAACCCGACCCGAGCGACCGCATCATCGAACCGGTACGCGCGAGCGCCGTTTGCGCCACCGCCGCGCGCTCGGACGCCGCCGCCAGGCCCGCCGACGTCGTCGCCGCGGAACGTTCGGCGCGCTCGCGCGCCTGTGTGGCGAGCGCGACGTCGCGTTCGGCCTGCGCGAGCCCGCGGTCGGTTTCGGTGAGCGACGCGGTATAGCGCACCTTGTCGATCGCCCCTTGCTTCGCTGCCGCCTCGAGCGCGGTGCGGCGCTGCTGCGCGAGCGCGAGCGATGCCTCGGCGCGCTCAAGCTCTTGCTGCGCAGCGGCCGTCTCGCGCGCAATGATCGCGGCATACGGCAAGCCGGCGATTCGAGTGCCGATTTCCTGACTATTCGCGAGATTCGATCGCGCGGTCGCGACATGCGCCTGCGCCGACGCCTCGACGGCGCGCGCCTCGGCGAGCTTCGCCTCGGTGTACTTGATTGATCCAACCGTCAGCGCCGATTGCATCGCGAGACTTTCGCGCATCGCGCGCATACCGGCGAGCTCGGCCTGCGCCGATGCTTCAGCCGCCTGGGCGTTCTGCAGCTTCGCCGCCGCGGCGTCGCGATCGCTCTGCGCCTTGGCAAGCGCCGCCTGCGCCGCTTCGTGCTGCTTGACCGTTTCCTCGACGAGCGCCCGGCGTGCCCCGACCCACGCGGTCGCCGCCTGCGTCGCCGCGACTGCGGTCTGCCCGAAGTACACGGCAATCCGACCGGCCGCGAGCGACACCCCGAGCTTCACGATGCCGTCGAGGTGATCCGCGACGTACGTGATGCTCTGCGCGAGCTTTTGGCTCGCGCCGGTCGCGTCGTTCGCCTTCCCGACGTACGCGACGATCTCCGTCTGCAGGCGCGTCATCGCCTGCCCGACCGTCATGTTGACCTTGCCGAACAGGTCGTTGGTGCTTGCCCCGGCACGCGTCAGCGCGTCGATCAGGTTCTCGACCGTGAGCTTGCCGTCTTCCGCAAGCGACTTGAGCTGCGCCGTGCTCGTGCCCATGCCGCGCGCAATCGCGTCGGCAACGCCCGGCAGCTCTTCGAGCACGCTCTTCAGATCCTGCCCGCGCAACTGGCCGGCGGCGAACGCCTGCCCAAGCTGCACGATACCGAGCCGCGCCGTATCGGCCGAGACGCCCGACAGCGCAACCGCCTTACCGATCGTCTCGACCAGCGGCCCGACCTGCTTGATCGTCAGGCCGAGGTGCGACGTGTTGTTCGCGATCCGCTGATACAGCTCGGCCGTCGCGTCGAGCGGCTGCCGCGTGTCGCGCGCGATGCGCAACACATCGTTCTGTGCGACCGCGAAATCGACCTGATCGCGCGTGACGATCCGAAGCCGGTTGCTCAGGTTCGTCCACTCGTCGGCATACTCGATCAGTTGATGCACGCCGAACGCCGCCGCGGCGGCCTGCGCGTATTCGCGGATCGAGCTGCGCGCCGCGTCGAGCGCGCGCACCGTAACCTGCACGCTCGCGGCGTTCGAAGCAAACGCCGCGTCCGCTGTCCGCCCGCCATCGCGGACAGCGTTGAAATACGAGCCGGCCGTCGACGCGAGACCGCGCATGCGGCGGTCGTATTCGGTCGTATTTGCCGTAACGCTGACGATCAGCTCGCGAAGGCTCGTTGCCATAGTGTTTTCTCGCCTACTTCGCCATGCGCATCAGGGCGGCTTGAAACGGATCGCCGCCACCTTCCTCTTCCTCGCCCGCCACGGGCGCGCCGGACCAGTTCGGCATCATGTCCGACACCTTCACCTTCGCGCCCTGCGACTGGAACGCCGCCGCCGCGATCATCGCCGCATGCAGATCCGCACGATCGTCTGCAACGGGCGATTCCGCGTCGTACCCAATCCAGAGGCTCAGCTCGGCGGACGACATCTGCTCGCAGAGCTCGGCCAACGTCTTGCCGAGCCGCAGCGCGAGCGACATCAGGAAGCAGAGGCCTGGGGTTCGGCGGAAGGCTTTTTTGCGTCTTCGACCGGATCGACGTCGAGCTTGCCGAATTCGAGCGCCTTCACGACGATGCGGTTGTGCACGGAGCCGAACGCCGTCGCGACCGCGGCCGCGTCGTCGTCCGAGAACAGCCGCCTCCAGCCGTCCGGGGTTTCACCGAACACGACGCGAACGAACAGCCGCGCATTCGCCTGCACGTGCGCGTCGTCGCTCGCGCGCGTGAACTTCTCGCGAACAGCCGTCTCGTCGTCGTCCTCCGATACTCCCGCGATGTCGCGGAGCGTTTCAATCCAGAACATGCGGTCGCCGACCGTCGGCTCGCGCACGGCGATCCTCTCGTTGTTCCATTCCGGTACGCTCATAAGTTCATGCCGCCAGCCGGTCAGCGGGTTCAGCACCGCGGCACGCAGGTGCGCCATGCCTCGAATTTCGTTTTCCATGTTCACCTCTTATTTGCGATCGGGGAGTTACGCCGCCGGCGGAGGCACGATCTTCGGCGCACCGCTCAACCGCATGCTGTAGCTGGACGAGATGATCCCGTTCACACCGCCGGACCACGAGTACTGGCGCACCATGCCGACCATCAGGAACTGCGATTTATCGGAGAACGTGACGCGCAAGACGTGCTTCGCTTTCGTGGAGTGCGCAGCACGCAAGATCAGTTGCCCCTCGTCGTCCGACGAGTAGTTGCCCTCGACAGAGAACTCACCCGGATCGCCGATGCCGAGCTCGGATTCCTTTTCCTCGCTCGCGAAGGTCGTCGCGTCGATCTCATCGGACTGGCCACCCTGCCACTGGATCTGCTTGGTGGTCGTGTTGAGATCAACGAAGGCAATGTCGTTCGCATCGAGATCGTTCGACGGCACCTTCGAAACTTCGACCTTGGTTCCCTGCGATCGAATGCGCTTGCTTCTTTCAGCCATAAGCCCCTCACAAATGAAAAAAGGCCCGCACGCGGCGGGCCAAGTGAATCGTCGTCTTGTCGGTCAGAACTCGACCGACAGTTCCAAGCTGATGCGGAAAAGTCCCGTGTCCGCCAAATAGTCGTCCGGCAGCTCGTCGACACCTCCAACCGAGAACCGATCCTGAACCGACATCGCACGATCGATTGCCAAGTCGGCAAGCCGGTCCGCGTCGGTGAACGTCGGCGCGTAGCAGTCGATCTGATAGGAACCGGAACGGCCGCCGATCAGCCCGGCGAGCGCCATGTCGAGCTCGCCATGAACGCGCGTGACGACGAAATACGGCGCCTGTGCCTTCTGCGGTGCAACGCCGAGATATCCCTTTGCGCCACCGATGCCCTGTAGGGCGTCGCGAATGACGATCGTGCTCACCGTCGCCCCCCCAGCGTGCGGTCGATTGCGCGCGCCAGCTCGGTGCGAATCGCCCCTTCCGCCTCGCCGATCGACGCATCGAACGCCGGCCGCATGAACGGCTGCGCCTTCATGTACTGCGTGCCGAATTCGTCGAAGCGCCAGTAAAACGCGTTGCTCGGCGAATCGGCCTTGCCCTTCGACCGGACACGTACGCCTGCTGTCGCCAAGCCCGGAGCGTCTTTCTGCCGAAGTGCTGCTGAGACGATATTGCGGCGCAGCTTCCCAGTTTTCTTCGGTGCGCGCTTACGCGCCTCATCGCGTATCACCTTCGCACCGGCCACCGTCGCGCGCCGCAGCGCCTTCGTCGACTGCGATTTCGCAAGCTTCTCGAAATCCGCACGCAGGTCGGCGAGCCCGACAATCTGAATGCTAGACATACTTTTCTCCCACCTTCACCGACAGGTCGAGATACCCGCGTTTCCGCGCCGGCAATACTGCTGTGATGTCGTAGAGCCTGCCGTCGTAGCGAACGCGCATCTGGTCGTCGATGCCGGCTCGATAGCGGATGCGCATGCTCGCGACCATCGCACCACGAACCGCTCCGGAGATGACATGCTCCTTTCCGTTCAGGAAGCGAACATCGGCCCACGGTCGCGCATGCACGACCCACGCTCCCGGAATCGGCTCATCGTTCTCATTCGTCTCACCGCTCCGCCGCTCAATCACGATCCGTTCCTTGAATTTCCCCGCTTCCATCAGAACCTCGGCGGAACCGTGATCGGATTGAGCAGCACGTCGGAATAGCCACCTGGCATTTCTCCTATGGGCTGCCCGTCCGAGAAGAGCTCTCGATGGTCGTAGGCCCATGCGGCCGCAAGTAGCATCCAAGATCGCACCGACGGGTATCGCGCAAGCTCGACACCCGCTTGGTATGTGATCGTCACGGCGCGCGCGTACGGCCAACCAGCCCGACCGGCCGGAACGAGAAGCGTCTCTCGCCCCAACTGAATAAGCTCGAAATCGACGGCGCCGAGCGTCGCTGTCGCTCCCGATGCATCGCGGATCTCAATGCTGTCGACGCCGATGACCTGCCCGACAGACAATGGGACCTCGGCAGGCGGAAAGCCCGACAGGTGCTCCACGTAGCGCGCCTTGCGTATCGCGGCGCCGGACTTGCTCTCGGCCGCTTGCCGCGCGCCGGGGATCACGACGCGCTCGACGAAATCCCGCTCATCGTCGTCATCGATGCGGCACTGAAAAGCGACCTCCTCATACGTTAGCGGCTCCGCGTCGTCCAGGTATTCGACGAGAACAGCAGCCATACCGCGTTACCCCTTCGCTACGGCGGGCTTGGCGCTTTCGCCCTTCGCCACCGATTTCGCGCCCTTCGGGTCTCCCTCGTACTCCGAGGCAATTTCGGCGTTGAGGAGTTTGTCCGCAAGCTCATCGTCGAACCCTGCGATGTCGCCGGGCGTGTATTTACCAAAATGCCGCTGGATCTTGATCACCTTCATGTTTTCCTCCGAAATGCGGACCGCCCACGAATGGACGGGCCGCACGGTTACGGCTTCGCTTACGCGCCCCAGGTCACGCCGGCCAGCACCGCGATCGACTCGACGTGACGCGGGCCGAAGTCGTTCTTCGCGATCACGCGAATCAGCGTCTGGTCGCGCTGGAATGCACTGACCACGTGGCCGTCGGCGTCCTTATAGGTGGCTTCCTTGCTGTAGTCGATCTCCAGCGTTTCTTCCTCGCCGATGAAGACGTCGCCGAAGTCGGTGAAGTAGATCTCCGACTCCTTGCCCGTTTCACCTAGATTGATCGGCACTTGCGTCGTCTTGCCGACCGGGTAGCCCTTCAGCATGCCGTTGGCGAGTTCCGGATAAACCTTGTTGCCGTTCCCGTCGCGCAGACCTTCGAGGAAGCGGAACGTACGCGGGGCCATGATCCAGCCGGGCTGCGTCAGATTGGCGTCGGCGTTTTCGAGCGCGAGAATGGCTTTGCCGAGGTCCGTCTCGATCTTCTGCAGCGTCGAACCGTCGCCTGCCTTGAGGACGTTGTTGTCGAGCGCCCAGAAGCGCAGGCCCTTCGGCGTGTTTGCCGTGCCGTCGTCACGAATGAACGCCTTGTCTTCGCGCGCACCAATCGCCGCAGTGAGGTCGCCGATCACGATCTGATCGACGTTCGGATTCACGCCGGCGTACTTGATGAGATCGTTCGCGATCGGCACCAGCGCGGCCATCTTCTTCGCCGTCAATTTCAGATCGTCGAACTGTTGCTGCGTCGTCGGGATATCGGTGTCTGCGCCGATGTAGCCGACGATCGCTCCACCCTTCAGGCGCGGGATGGTGATGTTGCCGTTGGAGAGCGGCAACGTACGCGCGCCGAGCTTGCGAACGACGGACTTCGGACGCAGCAGTTCGATGACCTCGCTCGACAGGTTCTCCGGCACCAGGACGCCGCCCGCGCCCGGCGAAAGGGTGTTAAGCGACATCGCGACTTCCTCGCCGAAACCGCGCTCGATCGCCAGTTTCGCCGCAAGCTGCGCGTCGCCACGCGCCGCCGCGAGTGCGCGCACCATGCGCGCCATCTTCGCGCCCTTCACTTCCGGCGCCTTCGGTTGTGCATGCACGGCCGCGGCGGCCGGTGCTGCGACGGCGGCCGGATTCGGGTCGACCGGAACGGCCGCCGCAGCGGCCATGCGTTCGGCGGCTTCCGCGCGCTCAATCTGCGCGGTCAGTTCGTTGAATTTCGAGTTGAGTTGGTCGAATTCGGCCTGTTGCTCGACCGACAGCGCCGTGCCGCCCACCTCGAGCTGTGCCAGCGCTTGCACCCGCTGATTGACGGCTGCGCGTTCGCGGCGAAGTTCATTGACGTTCACTACTCTTCTCCAAAAAAATGCCGCCCGAAGGCGGCAGTGCTTGACTGAGACGCGAACGCGCTCCAGTGCTGAATGACGAAAATCCGATTTCTGACGACTGGTTACATCATGGCCTGCATGTTCATCGCGGCCGCGCGAGCCGAAACGCTACGGCGCGTATTCGCGCCTTGACGATCGGCTCGGGAGGCGCGGACTTCGGCAGCGATGCGGTTGATCGCTGCCTGTGGCGTCTCAACGCTATCCGCGAGTCCAGCATCAACGCCTTTCTGACCGAAGAAGATTCCCGCCTGCGTGTCCTTTACCGCTTGCGTGCTCAAACCACGGAAGTTCGCAATTGCGTCCACGAACTGCTTGTAGCTGTTTTGCACCATGCTCGTCAGGAACGTCAGCGACTGATCGCTCAGCGGCTCATGCGGCGTGAGATCGTTCTTGTGATCCCCGGCAAACACCGACGTCACCTTGATCCCCTGCTGCTCGTCCCGCTTCGAGACGTCGAGATGGTTGGCGATCACACCGATCGACCCGATGCCTGAAGTGCGGCTGACGATCACGTTCGATGCCGCAGCGGCAATCAGATAGCCTCCCGAGAAGGCCGAAAAATTGACGATCGCCGTGATCGGCTTCACCAGCGACGCAGCGCGGATGTCATCCGCCAACTCGAACGCACCGGTCGCGCTCCCGCCATTGCTGTCGATATCGAGCACGATGTGCTCGACGGCCGGATCAGCGACCGCCTGATTCACGGAAGTGCGCAAGCCCTCGTAGCTGGTCATCGGCTCGCACGGATTCATGTGCGCCGAACGCGACACCAGGATCCCCAAGACAGGAATGATGTCCATGCCGGTATCGGCTACGAGCGCTCGCCGACGTTCCGATGCGGCCGCCATCTGAGCGCCACTTTCGTAGTCGTCGTCTTCCATGATCTTCGGCTGCACGCCGTTCACGGTCAGATTGACGATATTGAGGTTGAGCGCGTGATTCGCCCACTGCACCGCGAGCGACATCATCGGGTCCGTGACGAGCTGCGGCTGATTGAAAATCAGACTTGCGAGTCTGAGGTGCGGCTTCAAGATAGGATCCTCCCAATTTCGTCGATCGCCGCTTTCGTCGGCTCTGTTTTGCCGACGGGAAGCTGCTGCGGCTTCGACGCGTCGACCATGTTCATCGGGCTCAGGTAGATGTCGCCGCCCTTGACGGGCGGCATGTTCTCAAGCCGCCTGATGTCGTTAATCGACAGCCAGCCCCATTGGCGCCCGACCGCGTATGCGGCGTAGCGCGACGACTGATCGCCTCGCAGCAGCCCCGCGAGGTTGTATTCGATGAAGTACTGCTTGCGCTCCGACGGCAACAGGAGGTCGCGCGTCTTCGTCTGCTCATGCCGCTTGACCCACGGCAACAGCGTATAGATGACGAACTGGAGCGACTGATGCTCGATGTTGCTGAAGGTGGCCCGCTCCAGCTCGTTCACCATATGAGCCGGGATCTTGTAGATCCGCGCAATGTCGAGCGCCGAGAGCCGCAACGCATCGATCAGCGCCGCATCGACGTTCGTCATCGACAACGGCTTAAAGGTCATGCCTTCCTGCAACAGCGCGACCTTCTTCGCGTTACCTGATCCGCCGAACTTCGAATTCCAGCCGTCCGTGATGCGATCCACGCTGGCCTGATCCTTGAGCGCCGGACTATCCTTCGGCCGCTCGATCACGCCCGACAGCGCAGTGCCGTTCATGAACGACTTGCCGGCGTACTGTTGGATTGCCAGCGCATGCCCGATTGCATTTGCGTGAAGGAGGATCGGCGACAATCCGGTGTAGCCGTTGATCGACACCCAGCGAACGTGATGCACCAGTCGCTTCGGCATCGGATCGGATCCGTAGACCCGATAGACCGGCATCAGGTCCGGGCCCTTCATGACCGTCATCGCCTCGTTGTCGAGCGGATATAGGCCTTGGATGACTCCATCCTGATCGCGATCGATGAAGCTGTAGCTGTTGCCGCGAAGGCCGACAGCTACCTGCGACTGCTCCTGAAACTCGAACGGCGTCTGCCACGGGTTCGGCTCGTACTTTAGGATCGAATACAGGGGGTGATCGGTCGCCGGCTTCCTGTCGTCGCCCGAACGCTCATACAGCTCGATCGGCAACTGCGCGATGCTCTCCGAAAGCAGCGTGACGCAGTTTTGCAAAACCGTCAGCGACAACGCGCTCGCCGGGGTAACGACCTGACCAGCATCCGATCGCGAGCTACCCAATAGCGCCGACACCCATCCACCGCCGCCCATCTGCGCCTGACCGACGTTGGACAGCAATTGCCTACTGAAGAACATGGGCTACTCCTTCGGCGGGACTGCACGTGCGGCGCGGGCCGCCGCCAGATCCGCCAGAAACGCCCACATCAGAAGCAGGACGCCTGCAACAATCAAACCGACCGGCAAGCTGATCAGTGCCACGCCGGTCACCAGCAACGCAAACCCGAGCAGGCCGGTCACCCAGGCCGCAATACCAATTGAATTCAAACACCCACCCCTTGATCGTAGATCGACTCGGAATCGACGCGATCGGCGAGCATTGCGCGCCCCACCGCCATGATGAGCGCCACTGCGCCGTCGATTTTGTTGTCGTTGCCTTGCTTGATTGGGCGTACCACGTCGTCGTTGCCCGGGAGGTTCTTGCCGATGACGTTGCCGATACACCACGTCATGATTGGGTTGCCGTCATGATGGAATCGGCGCGACGTAATCGCCGCCTCAAGCTCTTTCATCGGATCCGACATGTTCGTGTAGTTCTGCACGATCGTGACCGGCGTCAACCCTTCATCCTCGAGCTGGTGCGACAGGTTCGTCGCGCCATGCGGGTCGAGCGGCGTGCATTGCACCGGACACTGCTGGTTCGCATCTTTCGCTTCTTCCAGAATGTCGCGATAGTCAATCTCCGCGCCATCTGTTTCGAGCAGACAGCCCCGATTGACCCACGCCTGATACCGCTCCGCCATACGACGGTTTTCCGTGTTGCGCACGGTATCCTCGGGCACCCAGAAGCGTGGCGCCACGCAGAAGTAGTGCCGCCACCCATCGATATCGCGCCAGAAAAGGCGAGCCATGCTGTTCAAGTCAAGCTTGCGCGCCATGTCGAGCGCAAGCACGCAATCTTGCCCCTCGAACTGTTCAAGGGTCAGCGATCGGTCTTCGCACGCTTTCCAGTCTTCGAGGTTGAAATAGCCCGCCTTGGCCGACGTCCAGACGTTCAAGTGCTTCATCTTGAACGTGTTCGTGAAGCGCGCCGACTTGATCGCGCGCTGCTGCTGGCTTTCCAGATACTCCTGGTAGACCGAGATTCCGATATTCGGATTGGCTTTCGCCAGCACGCGCGGATCGGTCCAATCGTCCCCTTCGTCGATCGTCCAGATCCAGCCGAAAAGCTCGTCGTCGGGCACCGTCCCTTCGAGCATTTCGACCACTTGCCGGCGCTTGTCGTAGCATGGCCCCTCGATGTCCGCGCCCGCAGTGGTGATGATGAACATGAGCGGCTGCCTGCGCGCGCCCATGCCGGTCAGCATCGTTTCGTACAGTGCGGCGCTATCGTGCTCGTGGTACTCATCGACAATGGAGCACGATGGCGACGCGCCGTCGCCCGGGTTGCCAATCAGCGGCTCGAAGCGACTGCCGTCCTCGGGCTTGTTCATGTTCGATGCATTCACCTCAATGCCAGCCGCAACGATCAACTCAGGCGAGCGCTTCACCATCAGCCGCGCCGGGCGAAAGACCTCCCAGGCCTGCTTTTCAGTCGTCGCGCCGGCGTACACCTCGGCACCGAACTCGTCGTCCAGCACGAACATGCCGATACCGACACCCGCCGCAATGACAGATTTGCCATTCTTCCGTGGCACTTCCCAGTAGCTCTCGCGAAACCTTCGCTTTCCGGTGCGCTTGTTGAGCCAGCCGAACGTCGCCATCAGGCCGAACTTCTGCCAGGGCTCCAACGTCACGAGTTGCTTTTTGAATGCCCACTCGCCCTTCGTGTGCGGCAGCAGTTCAATCAGTGCGAGCTTTCGCTCGGCCGCCTCCGGATCGAACTTCCATCGGAAATCCTTCTTGCGGCTCGCCGCAAGGTCGTCAAGGTGGCGCTTGCACGCAAGTTGCACATACCGGCAAGCAGGGCGCTTGCCACGAACGACGTCTCGCGCGAACTTGAGCCCCTGCTCTACGCGCGGGAAATTCGTCGCCATGTCTTCCAATCATTTGCCGAGCAGCTTCGCGAAAGGGTTGTCTGGTGTCTGTGGTTTTACGCCGACCAAACGCTGCCGACTCGCTGGGTCGAGCCCCAGCATTGCGCCGAAGCTCGCCATTTGCGCCGCTGCTTCCTTCACAACGGTCGCAGCCGGATTCTTCATCGGGCTGCCTTGCGAGCTGTCGACGACAGGGCCGTTGCGAGTCAAATCGTCCTGGGCGGTTCGCCAATTGCCGTAGGCCGAACAGAAGATTTCGACGATGTGTAGGTCGGTCTCTTGCAGAATTTTCTGCTCGCACAAGCGCGGAACGACACGCTCCCACATGTCCCGCGCCTCGCCGGCAATCCAGCCCGGCGGCTCGATGTTCGTGACCAAGCCGAAATCCGGCTCGTCCTTATTCAGCACGCGTTTGCCGGGATTTCCCGCAGCGATTTTCCGTGCCGTCGGCTTGGGTTTTCTGCCCCGGCCCGGCACTGTCGCGATCCCTCCCACTGGCCAACTCCTGAATTTTTAATTTCGCGGGCGTAAAAATTCGACGAAGCGGGCGGTCCCGAAGGCAGCGCCTCTCAGACTTTTTTACCCCCCCTCCCCGCCCGGCGCATTCGCCGGGCTGGCAACGACGGGGGCAGCCGCCACCACGTCACCGCAACCGCTCGCGCGCCGTCTTCGTGGCATGACAGTCACGGCAGATCGCTTGCAGGTTCTCGTCGCGGTCTGTCCCGCCGCGCGCCTTCGAGATAACGTGGTCGACAGCAGTTGCCGGTGTCACGCGCCCGGCTTGCAGGCAGGGCTGACACAGGCCGCTGTCGCGACGCAGGATGCGCTGCCTGATCTTGTCCCACGCGGCTCCGTATCCCCGCGCATGGCGGTTGCCGCGCACCGCGTCGGGCTTCCACTTCACCGCCTCATGAGTGTGCTGCTCGCAGTACGACTTGCCGTCCGCAACAAGCGCGCCGCATCCTCGGTGCTTGCAGGGCTTCATCGGTCGTCGTGCCATCTCGCCAAAATCTCGCTAACTTTGTTTGCATTTTTGTTAGCATTTTGCTAACATGCGTTTATGCACTCAATCGAATTCACCAAACAAGCCGCCCAAGCCCTCAAGGCAATGCCGCGCAACATTTCGGCGACGATTCGGGCAAAGATCGATGCACTGGCAGTTGACCCCTACGCACCGAATCCGAACGCGAAGAAGTTGGCGGGACAGCCCGGCTACCGGCTCCGAGTTGGCGATTGGCGTGTGTTGTACGAAATCGAAGATGGCCGCGTCGTGATCGTTGTGCTGGCCGTCAAACCCCGTGGAGGTGCCTACAAATGACCGAAGTTCAATTTATCGAGCAGGACGGCCACCGGGCCTTTGCCGTGGTCCCCATCGAACTGTGGGACCGCGTGAAGGACCTGATCGAAGATCTCGAAGATGAAGCGCTCTACGCGCAGGCCAAGGCAAGCGACGACGGCCGCCGCATCCCGGCCGCTGTGCTCGATGCTGAACTGGCGGGCGATCACCCTGTTCGAGCTTGGCGCAACCATCTGCGCATGACGCAAGATGCGCTCGCCGCAGCAGCGGGGATCAGCAAGCCGTATCTCAGCCAGATCGAAACCCGGCAGCGCGTCGGCACTACCGACGTGCTGTCTAAGATCGCCAGCGCACTTGCCGTGCCCGTCGACGACTTGATCGAGCCACCGCCCGCACAGTCGTAACGCAATGTCGCTCGTCTCGTCGATCTGCGTAATGCAGTCGCATGAACGCGATGACCGCCACAGCCGCACGCACACAGTGCGGACGACGGCGGAACATCAGAACGGCCATAGCAACTCCGGGCGCGGAAATGAAAAAGCCCCGCGCGGCGAACCGGCGGGGCTTCTCGCATACAACTTGTGCAGCATGGCAAAAATCATATGCTGCTGTAACAGCGATGTCAAGAAGATATTTCAGACGCTCATGCACACCACGCTCCGAATTTTCGGGCAGCGAACCGGCGTTCGCGAATCAGTCTTCGCACAAAGAAGTTGGAGTCCGCAATGAAGATCCAATCCGCACGCATCAAGAACTTCCGCACGCTGAAAGATGTAACGATCTCCTTCGATTCCGTCACGACATTCATAGGGCCGAACGGCGCCGGGAAGTCAACTGTGCTACGGGCGCTCGACTGGTACTTTAACGGAAGGCCTGGTTCGTTGACGGAGAAGGATTACTCCTTCGGAGCGACTGATGAAGACATCGAAGTTCAGGTTACGTTCACGGACCTCACAGAAAAAGATCGGAATGAGCTCGGCAAGTACGCTCCGGCAGGTGTCACAACATTCACCGCATGGAAGCGTCGCGGCCAAGATGGTTCCGAAAGCCTGTCTGCGAACTCGAAGAGCTATGCGCCATTCAACGCCGTCCGCGGTAAGGGATCGGCTGCCGACAAGAAGGCAGTTTACAACGAACTGCGGACATCAGATTCATCGCTTGGTCTCCCGGCTTGGACAAATGTTGATGCCGTCAACCAAGCTATGACGACCTGGGAGGCTGCTCACAACGACCAACTCGTCGATGCACCAAAACCATTCCCGGGACTCGCAGATACCTTGAAATGGGTAACCATTCATTTCAGTTGACTCCTTAAGAGCTCGGCTTAAAATAGTTTTATGGCAACCCATGCCAAATTTCACCAGAAATACCAGTGATAGCTTCACTATAACAGGCGCTCATTGGCACTCAATTTACTCGAACAATTGCGACGAGTGTTTAACGTTCCATACCAACGGAAACGGGGGAAGTATGTCTGGAGGCGGTGGTGGTGGTGGTGACTGGCGGCCGGAGCCGAAGGCGCCAGTGTCGCGACAGGAAGGAGGCAATGGTGGCGGCACGCCTGGAGATCCATGTGTCATCGACGAAGTGACGTCCCTCAATTCGGTTTCCCCCGCTGCGTTGCGTAATGTGGGAGTAGGTGCCCTGCTCGACGTGATGTTTATCGCAGGCCCCCCGCAACGACTTGTCGTGCAGAATAATACGGGGCAAATCGCCGGGTCACTTACTTCCCGCTCCATGCTTCAGATTATCGAATGCATCCAGAGTGGCCGTCGGTACGTCGCAGAAGTATTGGGTATTCAGGGCGGTTCGTGTCAGGTGCGAGTGCGACTAGCATGACGCACAGCGAAATTGCCGTCGTTGGTGGCGTCTATCACGAACATTGCATCTGGCCCGAATGGGACCAAATCTTCGGTTCCGGGGGACGAGCGGCCGCCGCGCTCGTCAGCCACATCGACAAGGTGACGCTGTACACCTATGTTCGGTCGGACATTGAAACTGAGTTCAAGACGGCTGCAACGCTATACAAATTCAACCTTGTCGCAGTCCCTACTCAGACCGCCATCTCGTTCGACTATGTGCATTGCATGTCGCCCCCCGTCATCCGACCAGTTCTCTCGCGCATCCCCGCGCACGCACCAATCCAAGTGAGCGCCGATGCAGTGCTGCGTTTCGGGATGCTGGAGGGCTCGGGAAAGGTGAGCGCGAAATGGTGCGTTTACGACCCACAATCGGCCTTCCATCCGGAACCGTTCTGGGACAACGGCAGCCAAGCCGAGCACCTTGCGATTGTAGCGAACCGAAGCGAGATTACGGCGATGGCGAAAAATTCAGACCCGAAGACGGCTGCAACAAGGCTACTAGAACGCGGCGCTGAAGTCATTGTGGTCAAGTCCGGGCCGGCCGGTGCGTACGTCTATACCGCCGCCGGTGCAGAGGAACATATCCCCGCTTATCGTAGCCCTACGGTTTGGACCCTCGGCTCAGGTGATGTATTTGCCGCCATTTTTGCCGCGCAATGGGCGATACACCGGGCCAGCCCCACTGTCGCGGCTGAGTTCGCCTCTCGTGCTGTCTCACAGTATGCGGAAACGATGAGTTTGCCCGCGGTGCCTGCGCAGACGTTGTCAGAGATCCCAAACAAACCTGCCGCCACGGTCTCCGGAAAGGTCTATTTGGCCAGCCCATTCTTCAATCTTGGACAACGGTGGCTGGTGGACGAGGCTCGGCACTGCCTAACTGAACTTGGTCTGACGGTGTTCTCCCCAGTTCATGACATCGGCCGAGGTCCTGCTCATGATGTCGCACCGAAAGACATCTACGCCCTGAACTCTTGCGACCGAGTTTTCGCAATTCTCGACGGCCTCGACGCAGGCACGGTCTTCGAAGTCGGCTACGCCCGCGCGAAGAGCATCCCAGTATATGCGCTTGCCCAAGCGGTCAATTGGGAGGATCTAAAAATGGTTGTTGGCTCGGACTGCAAGATGTACCTCGACTTTGTGACGGCACTGCATCACACAGCGTGGAAGGCATGAGAACGGCACTTCTTCTGTCCGGGGGCATGGACTCGATCGCCATCGCCTACTGGGTGCGCCCGGCAGTCGGCATCACAGTAGCGTATGGCCAGCGCGCAGCTCAAGCGGAGGTTCGTGCCGCCGCTGCAGTTTGTGAAGCGCTAAACATTGAGCATCACGTGATAGACGCCGACTTGAGCACGTTGGGTAGCGGCGACATGGCTGGCCTGGCGCCCTCGACGCTCGCTCCTGTATCGGAGTGGTGGCCATTTCGCAACCAGATGTTGGTCACTCTTGCGGCGATGAGAGCCGTCGCACTCGATGTGAACAGACTCTTGATAGGTTCGCTTCGGACCGATGGTATTCACGCGGACGGCAAGCCTGAGTTCATCGCGGCTATGAGCGCAGTGCTGCAATGCCAGGAAGGCGGTATAGCACTCGAAGCTCCCGCCATCAAGCTGAGCGGCGCGGAACTCATCAAGACGTCCGGCGTACCAATCGACTTGCTTGCATGGGCCCACTCCTGTCACGTCGCGAATGAAGCCTGCGGGATATGCCGCGGCTGCAGAAAGCATTACGAGACGCTTGAGGAGCTTGGCTTTGCTCCGTACTGATGACCCGAAACCGCTAGGTGATGGTCCGTATTCGGACTACATCTGGCCGGTTGACTCGAGCACGCAGTTCGAGCCGCTCAGCGCCCCAGCGAGAAGGACATTTGTCGACGTGTTTGAGCAACGCCGTTCCACTCGCGCGCTCTCGCCTGCCCCTTTGGAGTTGACGGTCGGCGCGCTGCTTTTCGCGCTTGTGCCTCGATTCTGGAAAGAAGGGGACGTGCTGCGACGAAGCCGCCGCCCAACACTGTCGGCCGGGGCACTCCATCCAATCTCTGTGTTGCTATTCAGCGAGTCGGCCGTATTTCGCATAAATGCCGATTCGTGCATGCTCGAGAAGCTCGCGTTCACGACCGAGGTGCGGGATGCGTGGGTTAGTAAATGCCGGCGAGTACTTCCCGCAGCAAATGGAGCATTCATCACGCTTGTCGCCGACATGGCTCGTCCGATGAGCGCGTACGCGGATAGCGAGACGCTCGTTTGGCGTGACGCCGGAGCTATGCTTCAGACGCTTGCACTCGTAGCCGAGTTGTTCGGGCTCGGCTTTTGCCCCCTGGGCATACTCGGCAGCGAAGTCGTTTCAGCCCTCCCATCGGGGGGGCAGCTTCTTGCTGCCGGTGCTGCGGCAATCGGATTGCCAGCTCAAGGCTGATCGGCACGGTATCAACTAGTGCATGCTCTCGTTATCGTCCACGAAGAGCTCGAGTTGGTTGGGCTGCGCACGCGTCTTCCGCATAATGGCGGATAGGCGTCGCATGTGGTCCCACATGAGCCCATCGAGCGTAGCTGCGGAAACATCGATCGCACGCGCGAACGCGATGAAACGCGCTTCTAGTTGCCGATAGTGCGTCTCTGCCTGCCACCCCTCCGGGAATAGGCCGAGGTGTTGACCAGCCCGAAGAATGTGAATGTCAAGAATCGCAACCTCGCAATGCGGGCGGATGTTACGAACTATCCATGAAGCCGTCTTGAGGCCGATACCTGGCAATTCGTTTAACCAGTCCCGAAAAGCGATGTCATCTACGGGCGGAGTGACGCCTGCCAGTTGCTCGAGGCAGCCGCTCAAGTACCGCGCCTTCTGTCGGATAAATCTGTATTTGCGCTCGCGACCTTGGAAGATAAAAGGCTCACTCAACGCATCCTCGAGCTCCTGCGCAGTAGTGCCCGGGCGCAGCAAGTTTCTCTCTCGAACGCGCGAATAGGCAGCCAAGGCTAACTCTGCCGGCATCCCCCACCCTCCGAGCAGGCATGCAGCGACTTCCTCCTCAAGTGAGCGACCAAGCCGAAAATCGCGGAAATTACCCGATTCGGTGTGTTGCCAAGCTTGCCCGCGCCAGTAGGCTGGCGTCATCAGTTCATCGAACGCTCCCCAACGGATGCCGGGGAGCACCTCTTCATGGACGGAGGGCAAGGTCAGCTCGCGGAGCTCTCCGGCAATGTGGGCATACATGATCTGCATCTGGACTGGTGCTTGTCTGATGATTTCTTAGTGCGCAGCTAAGGAGCAACCGCGAGGCGTCGCATCATACATCAGTCCTTCCCACGGCTCGGCAGACGAACCGCTACTTGCAAGTATAGACAAAAGTACCAACCCCTTGGGTTTCGACTGTGCAGACGCCTTGAGGCTCGGCCACGACGCCATTGCCATCAATGAGCAGCCAAAGCGTCCGTCATGCAGGGGATGATCGCGGCACAACGACCGCGATGCGATGCAATACACACCAACGCAGCTGTTGAGTGAAATTGAGGTCGCCGACTATGGCCATGGTTTGTTGGAATCTGTTGCGCTGCACCGAAGCGGCGATTTTGTACCAAGCACGCCAATAATTCCGTCATGTAAATTCGACTGCTCGGAATATCAGCCCAGTCGCTTCGAAATATTGCGTAAGCCGCCCCACCGCTAGCGCCTCCACTTCTCGCAAGCGCTGCTCAATCTTTTGATATGCGCGCTTGTACGTCATATGGCTCGCGCCGAAGCTGCGCTCAAGATCGCGGAAACTGATCGTCGCCCTCGCGTGATTCGCATACAGCCGAGCGAGCAGGCAGTCGAGCGCGAGGTTCGAAATGCCGGGGAAAGACGGCTCCAGCCAACGCGAAAGTCTCTGGATCGCCTCAGCGCGCTCGGCGAGGAAGTAGAAGCGTTTCACGCCGTCGGCGTCCCGCGTATCTCCCATCTGCCCGAAACGCGCGATCACCGCCCATTTCTCGACGTCCATCAGCTTCGTGCGGACCGCGCTCACCACGGCGGCGCATTGTGCCCGCACTTCCGCCATGTTGAGCCCACTGAAGTTGACGGTTGACTCGGCGGGCGAGCCGATCAGCTGCCCTAGCCATTTGCGCTGATCCTCCGACAGCTCCGGCTCGAGCTCCATTGCGCGAATGAGTGCCGTTCGGAGCACGTTCTTCGCGCGTGGCTCGCTCGCCAGAATCAAGAACGACACGTGCAGCGCCTGGCGAGTGCTGTCGAAAATGAAATCCATATGTTGTCTCATGGAAGAACGCGAAACGGGGTGCCCCAGTACATCAGCCAGTTGATCAGGACGGTGCGGATCTCTTCGCTTCGAGGAAACCGCATTTCGATTTGGCCGTCTTCGAGCTCGACGCCCTCGAGCGGGCAGCCGGGAAAGGCAATGACGCGGTGTCCGGTGCTCGCTTCATTGCGGCGCACCGCCATCTTTGCCACGGGCTCCGCAATTTCGCCCAAGTCGAAGTAGAGATAGGCGCTCAAGACATCCCCCGCACGTCCCATTCGGCGTCGCCGCTCTCAATGAACGGGCCGAGTGTCTTCCGATACAAATTCGGGTTGATACTGCAGCGGTAGCTACCGTCGGCCTTGAGGCCAACCCGGCTCAGGATGTGGAGGATCTCGTCGGGTGGTGTGACGTCCACCCAGATGTAATCGCATTGCGTACCGTTGAAGTGCTCGGGCCTGATCAGTCGCACCGCCGGTAATACCGCCGAGTAATGCGTCGAAACCCGCCCTCGATACGTGGCTCGGAGCCCGCGAAGTGGAATGCTCACCATGAATTTCAATCCTTCCCCTCCATCAAACCCATCTTGCGCGCCCGCACCGGCGCCCATTCTCCATATGCCACTTCGAATGTGGCCTGCTTTTCCCCGCGCGACGCCGCCCCCTGATCAAGCCAGCGATGGCACCAAAAGCAACCCGGCACCGTTCGCTCGTGGCTGGCCTTGATTCCCATGCCTTTCCCGGCGTCGAGGCTGTTCTCGTGACACGGCACAACCGTTTCGTCGATCGGGTTCCGCCGACATTGCGAGGGCACCCGCAGATAACACGGCTCGCCGCGGCATGCCGCCAGATACTTCGAGCCCTCGGCAACCGTCGGTCGCTTGATCCGCTTCACGATCGCCTTCTGACGCTTCAGCGTCGCCGTTCGCGTCAGGCTGCTGAACGGCGAATGCGGCTTCCGCTTGAACCCAGTTCGTTTCATTGATGCCGGCTGCTTTGCTCGCGTGACGCGCACGAACGGATCATTCGATCAACGGCGAGTACCGCGTGCGCGATCGCTGCGCTGCGTTCTCGGTGTTGCTCAGCCGCTCGCTTCAAGATGCGCTCCTGCGGCGACTCCGTCGGCGACGGAAGATCCTTGAGCACGCAGCGGTACGTGACGGGACGCGAGCCTTCGATCCGTTCAACGCACTTCTTGCCGAGGAGGTTTCGTATGCGCCCCTTCACGGTATCGGTCGTCATCGATGCTTCGTATGCGATCTGCTCAATCGTCAGTCCGCGGCGCCCGGCCTTCCGCTTCAAGCAATCGCAGATCAACCAGTTACCCGAACTCAAGCTCACTGCCTTCTTCACTCGACCTCCTGAATCGTGATGCCGTGCTCTCGGAGCATCAGCTTTCGTTTAATGACGTAGTCCTTGTTCTTCCGCGTGATGACCGACTTCACATCCTCGACAACAAGCTCGCCCGCGGAATTGCGATAGGTGAAGTCGGCGACGTATTCGACGGCTCGCTCGATCGAGCCGTCCGAGCGCCGCTGACACGCGATCAGCTCGAACTCCACCTGAAGACGAAGCTCGCTGATGTGGCCTGCCTCCTGTTGCCGGCTCAATTCGAACCACCGTGAACGCTCGCGCTTGCTGTCGAACTTGATGCCGTCGTACTCGCACTTCGTGTTGCGGTACTTCGAGCGCTTCGCCGTCATTGCTGGCGGGAAGATCGGCCTGTCGAGGTCGCCTGAAGCGATCTCGTCGAATTCCGAATTCGGTTGATTGCCCGTGCGGCGCGTCAATTCGCGCTCGGCGAAGCTGCGGCCGATGGCTCGGTCGTCGCGCACGCGTGCCGTGCCAACCATCGCCGTACCCTCGGGAACAACCAGCGGCCAAGAAGTACGCTTCGTCACGTCGCCTCCTGATCGCGCGGGATGTCGTTGAAGTACCGGTAGAGCTGCTCGTAGGTCGCGTTCCCAAAGCGGGCAGCCTCGCGGAGCATTTCCTCCATCGCCTCGCCGGGCCCGTCCGCCTTGACGACGCGCGCCTTGAAACGCATGAACACTTCGCCGTCGCGCTGCTCGATGCCCAGTTGCTTGCCGCGGTCAGTGACGCCCTGCGCGCTCTTGTGCCAGTCGGAAGGAACGTCCTGCCCGCTCGTCGCCGTGCTGTCCGGCTTCACCGGGAACAGCCCCGTCCAGCCGCGCAGCACCGCTTCGTCGATGCAGTCCGCCGGGGCGTGCCCAAGCTCTCTCAGCTTCTCGAGGCGGCGCAGCGACACCTTCGCCGCCGGGCGCGTCCACGGCGCCGACTTCTCCGACGCCTTCGCCTCGCGGTGCTCGCACCAGTCGAGCCACGCGTCAACGGGCAACCACTCGGGCAGTTCGATCGATCGCAGCTCGCCATGTAACGCAACTCGCGGCGCACGCCGCGCGGGTTGATGGTTCTCTGATGGTTCTATGACGGTTCCTGATGATTCGGGTGCAAAAGCTTTGCACCCTTTAGTGCTGTGATTTGCACCCTTTATGTCGCCAGTTGCACCCTTTACGTCGTCGTTTGCACCCTTTCCATTGGGTGCATTTTTTGCACCCTTTGAACCCGACGAAATGGGCGCAAGTTCTGCACCGTTTATCCAGTCCGGATTGATTCGGTATTCGCGCGTGTTCCCACGCCCGCCCTTCGATTCGCTCACGAGAATCAGCCAGCCGGACTGCTGCATCCGGCGAAGCTGGTACTGCACCGCACGCGGCGATTGGCGCGTCTTCGCAGCCAGCTTGTCGACGCTCGGATAGATGTGTGTGCCGTCGTCGTGCGAATGGTCCGCGAGTGCCAGCGCGAGAATCATCTCGCCGCCGCCCTCGGGATAGCGCTCGAACACCGCGTTCATAACCTTGACGCTCATAGGCTCCTCAGTGCCCGCACGGCAGCTCGCCGCGAGCGTCAGTCTTTGCGCCACACGACAAACACATGCGCTCGGTAGCCACGCGAGCCGTTACTGCGTCGGGCGTCATTTCGCCGGCGTGCGCCGGGCCTGCTTCTTGGACGTCGGTCGGATTCAAGACGTCCTCCCGAGAGTCAAGCGATAGGCGCTCGGCTGGCCGGGCCGGCGCGTAACGCGCAGCACGCCGGCTTCCTCCAATGCGCGGAGGGCGGACGACACCGTGACGCGCGTAACGCTCGCAAACTCGGCAATGTCGTCGATTGACGGATCGCAATTCCCCTTCTCATCGGCCAACCGCGCCAGAAAGATCAGGATCACCTTGGCCGTCGGCGGGAGCTGCTCGCGCATAGCGCGGTTGAGGTACTCGAAACTCATTCGGCGGCCTCCTGTGCGCTTTCCGCGTCATCGATGCCGAGCACCCACCGCAGCGCCGCCAAGCGCTCGCCCGTCGCCTCCGTGAGCGCCGCCTCGATCTGCTTACGCGAGCGCACGCGTGCCGCCGTACCGCCGAGCACGGCCTTCTGCGCACGCGAACGCGCGTGCCCTTCCTTGCCTTCCGCCGCGTCGATCAGCGCCTGAACCTTCGCGCGTTGCTCGTCCGGAGGCAGCTTCGCGAGCTTCAGCGCGTGCGACACCGTGATCTGTTCCGCTTCGACGGCGTCGCGCACCGCCATGCAGCAGTCGAGCAACTTCAACGCGGCACGCACAGTCGGCACCTCGACACCGAACGCGACAGCGATTGCGTCCTCGGTATGGCCGACGTCGAGCATGCGGGCCATCTTCTCGGCCCGGTTGATCGGTGAGTCCTCTTCGCGGATCTCGTTCGTGCTGACCATCATTCCGACGAACGACTTGTCGCTGTCGCGCATGACGCGTTTCGGGATCGCCGGGATCGTGATCGGCTCTTCGCCTGCCTCGATCAGCAGGCGATTCAGCTCGCGCGCGTTGATCACGCGGCGGCGGCCGTCGATCACGAGGTTCTCGCCCGTCTCCGGGTCTTTGTAGAAGAGCACCGGCTCGAGCACGCCTTGCGCGCGGTAGTTCCGAACCGTCTTCGAGTTCGGCGCCTGATGTACACGCCGGTCGTACAGCGGGTGCTTCGGGTCCGTGACGAGCGTCAGCTTGTCCGGGTCCATCGAAAGGACGTTGCCCTTGCCTGATGCCCCGTAGACGTCGATTGAGTTTTTGGCCATCAATGGCTCCTATTGAGATAGTTTGTGAATGGAGCTATTCGCAAAGCCCGTATGCGGACGAGCACGCCGTCGCCGGCTCCGCGTCCGCGAGAAGGTCGTATTGCCGGCCGCCGCGTGTAGTCTTCGACCACTCGACGACCTGCCAGATGTTTCCACGCTCGCGCGCCGTGTCCGTCTCGCCAGGGGCCGGGAAGAAGGTCGAGTTGCCGCGCTTTGACGCATCCGAAACGATGCCTTCCCACTCGGCGATCATCTCGATGTGGTCGCGGTCGCGCAGATCCCACTGCCGGATCTCGTCTTTACCAGCATTGATGCAGAGGCATCCGACGCGCTTGCGACCTTGCAGGTAGAGCGGGTTCGGCCTGATACCAGCTACGCGGTGCGCTTCGAATATGGATTCGGCCGTCCAACGCAACACTGGCCGATAGATGGACAGGCCGCCCCCGACCTCCTCGAACGATCGCACGCATGCTCCAGTGCCCTGCAGGCGGTTCCGGCGCGCCTCGCTCTCCTCGATACGGACACCCTGCCACGACCATACGGCCATACCCGTCTCATCGATCAGGTTCAGCGCGTACTCGTTCAGAGGCTCGGTCTTGAGGAAGTGCGTGCAGAACTGAGCCATGCGGCTCGGGAAGCGGCCTTTGATGATGCAAAGGTCGAGGAAGGGGATGCCGGTCGGGCCGCGCTCGAACACGGCTAAGGCGCGCAGGACAACGTCCTCAGGAACGCCCTTCTCCGGCCACTTGTCGCGAACGTAGTCGCGCCGATGCCACCACTCGGGCGTGAAGTCGCGCTTGAGGCGCACCACCGAGATCGACAGGGCGTCTTCGAGATAGTCGACGTATTCGTAGGTGAGACGGTGCTCGTTGCCCGTATCCGCCATCGCAGCTCGGACGTTCTCGCGGCCGTGCAGCTCGAGCGCGACGAGCAGCGTCGCGGTGCTGTCCTTGCCGCCGGAAAGCGAAACGACGTGGAGGGTTGGACGTTCGTTCATCCGATCACCCCTCGACACGCGTCAATCCACGCGACCGCCGCTTCCGCGTTGATCGCGTTGCCGTAGGCGCGCAGTCGTCCCACTCGCGCGGGAGTCCCATAAGCCAGCGGGAATGTGCCGGGTTCAACTGGCCGCCACTTTCCATCCCGGCAGAGGAGCCAGTCAGCATCTCGCCAGAAGCCGTTAGTCGGGCCGGCTGGCTCGATTCGCTCGAAGCCGTCAGGTAGGCCATCGCCGCTAGATCCGCTCCGTGCGAGCGCATCGCTTCGCGAATGCCGCCTTCCGTTGACCGCACGCCCTTGTCCGCGAGTGCCGCGGTCGGTGTCGGCCAACCCGCGAATTGCGCCACGTGATTCAGGCTCACCGCGACCTTGCGGCCGTCTGGTGTCTTGCCTGTCGAACTCAGCCCCTCGAACGATTGCGAGCCCATCGCGTTGCCCACCGTCGGGGTCGGCCACCCGGCAAGTTGAACTTGGTGATCGAGCGTCGTCACCGATTGCCCGCACGACAGGCCCACTTTCCTCGCAAGCTGAACTTGGTGATCGAGCGTCGTCACCGATTGCCCGCACGACAGGCCCACTTTCCTCGCAAGCGCTTGCTCCGGCGTGCCGCCCGGTGCCGAGGCGTTCGGCGTGCCCCATCCGGCTAGCCAAGCCACTCGACCGAGCAGCGCGTTCAGCGGCACGTTCGCGCATTCCGCGCCGTCCTTGTGATCGCGCGTGGTTGGCGTAGGCCATCCAGTACGCGCGATCCCGGATGTGCGGAGCACCGACGCCCGCAGACGGGAACGGGACACACCCATAGGCGTAGTCCAACGCTTCCACGTCAGCTTGAACAAGGTCGATCCAAGGGTCGACAGCCGAGCTCGCAACCTGCTCTCCAAGGATGATTGCAGGGCGGCGCTCGCCGATGAGCCAGTACCACGCAGGCCAGAGATGCCGCTCGTCATCAAACCCAAGTCCTTTGCCTGCCGCGCTGAAAGGTTGGCAAGGACAGGAACCGGTCCAAACAGGTCGATCGTCGGGCCATCCGGCGCGACGGAGCGCGTAGGACCAGACGCCGACGCCGGCGAAGAAATGGCACTGGGCGTAGCCGCGCAGGTCGTCGGGATGCACGTCGCGGATGTCGCGCTCGTCGACGTCACCAGGCGCAATGTGACCGGCGGCGATGAGGTTTCGCAGCCATGCGGCGGCGACTGGATCGTGCTCGTTGTAGTAGGCGACACTCAAGCGCTCCCCACTACTCGGCCATGCCGCGCAGCCGCGCGGAGATGTCAAGAAGCACCTGCGCGTGCTTGAAGATTCGGTGATCCACGCGCTCGATCTCGTGCCGCTCGACGCGCCCGTCTTCGAGCGTCTTAACGATCTCCTGCCCGACGTCGCCATGCGTCGACCACGCCTTGCCCATCAGTTCGACGATCGCGGCGTCGCAGCAGTCCACAGCGCTCGGCAACTTCACGAGCGCATAACCCCGCGCCGTAGCCCACGCTTCGAGCATCCGATCGTCGTCGGTCACGTCCGTCGCGCGAACCGCGTCAGCGAGCCCGAGGTGATGCGTAGCGTTGTTTGGGTTCACCTTGTTCCGCAGCACCGCCGCCGACATACCAAGACGCGGCGCGAGCGACTCACTGCCGCCCGGGTAATCGTGAACAACCGCGTATGCGGCGTCGATGATGTTCATTCAATCCTCATCTGAACGTTGTTCGTCACAGTAAGGACTACTAAAGTGTGTCCCTATGACGTGAACGAAATTTCAACTTCCTCGACCACGCCATGCAGGCGCGATCTACTGCATTGGGCGAGGGTCCCGGACTTTCGTCTTAGAATTGGCAGCTCTCAAACAACCACTTCTCTACGGGCCCTCATGGAAGTTCCAAACCACGAACTCGAAATTCTTGCTAACCGCGTCCTCATTCAAACGATCATTGCGGCACTCGAAGTGGCGCATCCCGGCTCCGAGGCAACGATCAAACGGCTAATTGAGAAATTCACTCAGGTCGACGGCCTAGACCCATTGAGCGAAAAGATTGCCGAGATTGCTTTGCGGGTCGTCTCTAACGAGCCCGAGAAACCAGCTCTGACGCTCGTAAAGTCCGACTAAGCTTTTTGGTCAATGCGGCGATGTCCGGCTCGCGTTCCGCACGATGTGCTTCGATCGCCGGCCGGATCAGCCACAGGACGAAACGCGCGTACATGCGCTTCATGAAATCTCCTTTTGTTGAGCACTCGCCATCTGATTGCCATCCATAGGATATCGTTAACTTGAATAAGATAAAACCGGCACCGCTCACGCAGCACGACCTCGATCACCACCGCCTCAGAATCCAGGTCCTCGCCCTACAGCAAATCGTCTTGCGACTACTCGTCCAACGATCGTTCGAGGAAGTCGACGGCGATCCGAAGGAAACGCGCGAGCTCGCGCCCTTGCGCCTGCGTGAAGCGCTTCAGGGGCTAGAGCCGGAACCCGGTACTTCGGAATGGCATCCAGCCGAAGCGGCCGCGTTCGACGACGAACACCGCAAAGTACTCGCCGACCTGTACAAGCACCTTGAGGTTGTGCTCGCCGACCTGCTTCCGACAGAAGAAGGCTGACCGGCATCACGCCGTTGCCTCCTTCTGTAGAGATAGGTTCGCGTCACCACGCAATAACCGTTGGCGCAGAACTGCCCATCCTTGATAGTCCGGCCGAAGCGTTTCGCAGATGACGCGCGAATCGCCAACGGCGCGCTCGATAAATGGGCAAGCTTCGATCGACGCACGACGATCCCGCTTGATCCAATTGCGGACTGCTTGCGGCGATACGCCGACCCTCCTCGCGAAGTCGGCTTGCGAGCCACAGAGGTCGACTGCGAGGGACAACGTTTCGAATGGTGAGAGTTGCGACGAAGTGTTCATGCGCGAACGATAAACCATAGTTTATCGACAGTCAACTCTCGTTTATTGAACAAATATACAATTGTTTATAGAGTCCGGCTCATGGCACTCGGAAAGAACGTCGCACGACTACGCACCCTGACGGGCGAGACCCGTCCGGACCTTGCACGCGCGATCGGCATCGAATCACAGCAGCCGATCTACGCGCTGGAATCGCGCGACAGCAGCCGGTCGGATCTGGCACCGAAGCTGGCAAAGCACTTCCAAATTGATTTGAACGTGTTGCTCGAAGACGATTTGACGCATCTCGACAACGCGGGTCTTGACGCGCTTCGCCGATCGCGAAAGCCTCCCCCTGGATCGGGGAAGAAAGTGAAGATTCAGGAGCAGTTTGAAGCGGCGCCCGAGCCGATACAACAGGCGGTCCGCGACCTCCTCGATCTGCCCATTGCGGACGCCGAAAAGGTCGCAGCCCTGATAGCCGCATTTCGCGGCAGTCGTTAGTGAACGTCTTGCAAAGTTTGCGCTATTGACTCGACGGCGTCGTCTATGTCAACACAGACGTCCCCGGCAATCCAATTTCCACACCGTGCGAGATCACGCGCTATGCGCGCTTGATCTGATCGCTCAGACAGCGCATCGATCGCAGAGAAGATCGCTTGTAAGTGACGAATTCTCTCTGCCGCGAGTAGCCCGAGATCCTTTGCCATAAGGCTCACAGACTGCAGCGCTCCCGCGGCAAACTCCTTGCTGTATTTCTTCAAGTTGCCACCTCGTAGGTCAGATTGAACGCGCTCGCAAGGTCGACGCCTCCCAGGATCTTTCATGGAGAGGCGCGCCCAATCGTCATTACTTCCTGCGAGGCTGCCAGAGAGAGACAGCAATCAAGCTCACGATGGCCGTTGCGATTACATAGAATGCCGGCGCAAGATTGTTGTGCGTCGTCGCGATCGCCCAGGTGATGATCGCGGCAGAGAATCCGCCGAACGTGATCACGGCAAGGTTGTACGAAATCGAAATCCCCGTCGACAACACGCCATCCGGGAACATGTCGCTGAGCGCCGCAAGAATCGGCCCCTCGTAGCCCGCGATCACGAGCCCAAACACGACCTGGAAGAGAAGCAGCGATTGTAGGCCGGGCTTGGCATTCAGCAGCGCAAACAACGGGTAGGCAGCGAGAATCGCAACAATCAGCGCCCCCGCAAGAAACCAGCGCCGCCCGAATCGATCGGAAAGGTGTCCAACGACGGGCGTAATGAACAAGACAATCGACGCGCCCACGAGCACCGCGATAAAACCCGTCGACGAAGCAAGCTTCAGAACCTTCGTTGCGTAGGTCGGGATGTAGAACAGCAAAACATAAGAGCACACCGTCCAGAAGACAACCAGACCGAATCCAACCAGTGCCTCACGAGAAAAGCTCCTGACAACCTCGACTACTGGAGCGTGCCCTCCCTCGCGCCCGTCAGCATGGACGCCGGGTTCATTTAGCCTGCTGCGGATGTAGATGCCAACTGGGCCGAGCCCGAGCCCAAGCAGAAAGGGAATACGCCAACCCCAAGACTCAATCTGATGCTGATCGAGGCACTTCACGATAAACACCGCGAGAACAGACGCAAGGATAATCGCGAAGCCGATACTCGCCTGAATCCAACTCGTGTAGTAGCCGTGTCGCTCAGCAGGCACGCGCTCCCGAAGGTACGCTGTCGCGCCTCCCATCTCACCGCCAGCCGAGAACCCCTGTAGCAAACGCGCGACGACGATCATCAATGGCGCACCGAGCCCGGCGTCGTTGTATGTCGGCGCGAAGCCGATCATCGCTGTCCCGACAGTCATCAGAGCAATAGTGACGGTAAGCGCCGTGCGGCGCCCTACTTTGTCTGCAATTCCGCCGATTACGATGCCACCAACAGGGCGCATAAAGAAACCCACACCGATCGTGGATACCGACAGCAGTAAGGAAAGGTTATCGTCGGTAGATGGGAAAAACAGTTTCGCGATAATGACGGAAAAGAAACTGTACGAAATGAAGTCGAACCACTCGAAACCATTGCCAACGATGACGGCAATGACCGCCCTCATATGTGCGTCGGCGCCCGCGCCCCGCGTGGCCCCACGCGCGTACGTTGATGATTGCATTTTTTCGTGCCCTCGGATTTTTGAGTTATTACGATCATCGAACAAAATTTGATCGTGCACGAAATATTACGACCATTTACGAATTACTTACTATGAAAAATTCTCTGTGCAGCCTGACTTACTGGAATGGTGCATGGTGAACCAATCGTCTGATTTATACATGCGTGAGTAACCACTCCCGAAACATAGTAACTGCCGGCGTGTCGCGGCGATCCGCGGGCCAGATGACCTGATACGCGCCGCGGAAGCTAGCATGCGCATCCGATGCCAAGACCAATTGCCCGGACTGAACCAGCGGCGTGATCATGTGCTTCCAGCCCAGAATCACCCCGTGTCCGCGCAACGCCAGTTGAAGCAATACTGGATAGCTGTTCGCCGCAATGGTGCGAGCTGGCCTAAATCCGATCTCGCCGGCAGTCAGGCGAAACCAGTCTCGCCAGCCCATCCACTGGCGTTGTTGCTCCTCCGCGACGAGTAACGTCGCCCCCATCAGTTCTTGCGGAGGCACGCGATGCCCCCCGAGAAATGCGGGCGCGCAGTAAGCGTGAACGTCTTCCTCGATGATCCTCGTGCCAACAATACCCGGGGGCGGCACATCTCGGATGTAGTAGACGCCGATATCGAATTCGGCCGCGTTCAGATTGAAGACCCCCTCTCGGACGAGTATCCGTACCGACACTTCCGGATGGTCTGCGCTGAATTCAGCGATCCGATCCGCAAGAAACAGCGTCGCAGTACCTGATGCGCATGCAATTGTGATGCTATGCGGCGTCTGCTCTTTCATAACAAGCGCGGTTGCCTCGGCGCAGTCAGCCAAAATCGCATGTACTCGGTCCGCGTACTGCTGACCCGCTCGGGTTAGATGCAGCGCTTTAGCATCACGGACGAAGAGCGTCATCCCAAGAAACGTCTCGAGTTTCACTACCTGCTTACTCACTGCACCTTGCGTCACGCTCAATTCCTCAGCAGCTCGCGTGAAATTGCCGTGCCTCGCGGCCGCGTCAAAGAAAACAAGGCACTGTAGGGGTGGGAGGGGTTGAATTCTCATGATCATGTCCAATTCCTCCCCCGAATTTACCGGCTGATCTACTTCTTTGCCATGCGCATCCGCTCGCGTCCCCACTCAGCGGCAAAAAACGACAAACTCTTGTTGACTGTCGATAAACTTCTGTTTATTCTTCGAGTCATGCCGCAGCACTAATCGCTGCGCCACCGCTCCGGCGGATCGATCTTTAAGAGTGCCAGCGCACCGGGACCCGAGAGGGAGCAACCGGTCGTATCCAAGGCGGGATTCGAGAATGGGAGTGGCTTCCCTCGCCGAACAGCTTTGAGCAGATGAGCTCGTAACCGTCTGTTGAAACCTGTTTCTAAAGATAAGGACTACTACGCGAGTGCATCGCCGTGCGCGCTCGCTGCTCTTCGAAAGGAGATCCAGTGGAATCGAATCGGAAGATCCCAACCGTGTCGGTCGAGTGGTTGGAGAACGCGGCAGCTGACCTTGAGGTGAGCGCAAACGCGAGCCGTGAGACTTGGGCGCTGCTCGGTCTATCCCATCGGTACAGCGAGAACATCGGCCGCGCTCACGCTATGCGACACGCGGCGCGCATGAAGCTCGACTACGACCGACGCATGTTCCTGCGTACGGTCGGGCTCAAGGTCTAGGAATTCGATCATGAGCCAATCCGCAAAGAACCTGCTCGAGCTGCGCCGCATGCCTCGCGGTGCGCTTGTCGAGCATCTGCTACGCGAAGTCGCCCGCGACCTGATCACCCGGGCTGTCGACGACGACCGCGGCGGACGCTAATCAACCACGAAAGGGAACGACATGTACGTGTACATCGAATCCGAGCGCACCAGCGATGGAGTGCTCTATACGGTCGGGTTCTACGATCCGCAAGGCAAGTGGCAGGCGGAATCCGACCATTCGAGCGTCGGCGATGCAGCGAAACGAGTCGCGTGGCTTAACGGCAGCCGCGACGCCGCCTGAACAACCGCTCCCGCTACAGGAGAAAGACATGAACCGCACCGATTATCGCGAAACACGTCGCATGGTCCGAGAAAACGGCCTGTACGCGCTGAAGTGGATGAACGCAGAAGAGCAAAACGTCGCGCGCGCAATCTATTGCCCGCCTGAAGACCCTCTCGCGGTTCGTGTACACCTGTTCCGCGTGATGGGTTGGAGTGCTCACCTCGCAGCGTCCATCGCGCGCGACATCGCGGAATGTATTCCGCTTGCTCGGATTCCGTTCTGACCAACCGCGCCCGCCACGCGGGCAATCACAAAACCGAGGATCACGATGATTCACATCCACGCGAATCATGAATACCGCATCCGCGAAACGATGACGTGGGCCAAGCTCCAAGACACCATCGCGCATGAGGACCGCAAATACTTCGCCGGCCATTGCCTCGACGCAGTCGAACTCATGCCGTCCGGCTCTATGCGGCGCATAGAGCCAGAAGCCGATACATCCATCGAACCGTTCGCCGTGTCGACCCACACGTACCGCTGAAGTTCTCCACAACACGAGACAAGCATGAACAGAGCCGCTTTCGACAATGACCTACTAGCCGCGTGCGACCGGCCACACGGGCGACTCGCTCGAGCTTTCGGGATGGTTCTCGTCTACGGCATCACGATCGGCAGCGTTTGGTTTCTCTGTGCTGCGTATCGCGCCGGATTGCTGCAATGACGACGCTAAAGGTGTGGGCCGGCGCCGCCGTGTTCGTCGCACTCCACCTTCTACTCTGCGCTTATGCTGATCAACGCGAGGTAGAAGCAGATCGAACAATTCACAGCCCGCGCATCGCTACGTGAACAATGCGATCTGCAAGAGGAAACGAACGGAAATTTTGTTAATGTCGTTCAAGATGACTCCCTCCGACTCCTTGGGGGAGCATCGCAATACACTGGCGTTAACGCGTATGCTCGTCCGCGGTGTATGACGTCGGTCTGCACCACTCCCCTCGTGAGCAATATCTTGCCCCGCGCTCTTTGAACGATCGCGGGGCATTTTTTCCCGAATGGGTCAGTCGTCGGCGTAAAGCGCGTCTTCGTACGCCTCTTCATCAGGATCAAATGGGCAGTATTTCGGCTCAACGCCAATTGCTAGCATTGCGCGGGCATAGTGCGCTTCCGAACGCTCGCAGTGGTCTTTGATTCGACCGAACGGTGGACGAACCCGCTTCGCAATCCCAGCATCCATCAGTTGTTGGGCCGCGCGAGTCTCCTTGACCATCCCAATGATCCCCCGAACCAAATGGACAGACTGGAGGCTGATGAGGTCAATCGCCTCGAGGCTTTCGATCGCGTAGGCAAAGTCGGACGAGCGATAGTCAGACAGAGCGATATAGTCGGCGACGTTATCAGTTGCGAGCTGCCCAAGGTTGTGACACATCGTAGCCGTGTCCTCCATGAGTTCGACAACAGTCTCTCTGCGCTGAGCGAGTGCATTCGCGGCCTCTTCCCTTGCATTCCGCCTTTGAGCCGTCGCCTCTCGTTCTGAAATCTTATAAGCAGCCCAGATCGCCGCAATCGACCCAACCGCTTGTACCCACGCGGCTACCCCGTCGCCGCGGCCCTTGAACGCGTAGATCAGGAAAGTCACTACGATTCCCAGCGCAGTGAGCGCGAACCCGATTTCCACGCACTGCCAAATCTTTTTCATCACACCCCCGCTTTATTTGGTGCGAATCGTAGCACGACGACTTACCCCATAGCCACGCACATCCCGGCGCTCCGGGCGCGTGGCTTTTTTGTGGCAGTCGCAGCCCGGCAACCCCAGTTCCCCGCTCGCCGCGCGCGGGTTTTCCTCTCGGATAAGCGCGGCCTTTCGGCGGGGCGGCCCGTATGTGCGCCCCGCCGTTTTTTACCGGAGATACCCATCAAAACCGCTTCGAAATTCGTTGTCGCGGCCGTGCTGTTTCTGGTGCTGCTGTCGATCGTGACTCCATGGCTGGTGAATCAGGACAGCAGCATCACCCTGCTCGCCGTGCCGTTCGTGTGGCTGGCGTATGCCGCCGCCTTTGTGAAATTTCTTCCCCCTCATATCAAGGAGAACAAGTGAAACGCCTGCTTCTGATTTTGCTACTCGCGCCCGTGATGTTCCTCGTGACCGGTTGCGACAACGTCCCGGCCGGCTATGTCGGCGTGAAGGTACAACGCTACGGCGACGACCGCGGCGTCAACGTCGAGGTGAAGGGTCCCGGTCGCTACTTCAACGGGCCGAACGTCGACATATTCCTGTTCCCGACGTTCACACAGTCCTACGTGTGGGACAAAGCGGGCAAGTCCGACGAGTCGTTCACGTTCCAGACGGTGGAGGGTTTGTCAGTCAACACCGATGTCGGCATCAGCTACGCAATCCCGCGCGAGAACGCGCCCAAGGTATTCCAGAAGTACCGACGCGGCGTCGACGAGATCACGGGCGTCTACCTGCGCGCGATCGTGCGCGACGCACTGAATCTCGCCGGCGCGTCGATGGCCGTCGAGGACGTCTATGGCAAGGGCAAAGCGGCGCTGCAACAGCGCGTCGAGGACGAGGTAAAGGCGAACGCCGCAAAGGTCGGAATCAGCGTCGAGAAGGTCTATTTCGTGAACCAGATGCGCCTTCCCGAGCAGGTCATGAACTCAATCAACGGGAAAATCGCCGCAACACAGATCGCGCAGCAGAAAGAGAACGAACTGCGTGCCGCCGAGGCGGACGCGGCGAAGCAAGTCGCAATCGCCAAGGGCGAGGCCGAAGCGCTCGAAGTGAAAGCGAAAGCACTGCGCGAGAACAGCCAGATCCTGCAACAGATGGCGATCGAAAAGTGGGACGGCAAGCTTCCCCAATACATGGGCGCGAACAGCGTCCCGTTCGTCCAGATCAAGTAACGAAGTTCTGAGCCTGCGCCCGGTTCTCCCCTCGGATATGGGCGGCCTTTAAGGGTGGCCAGTTCGGCACCCTCTTTTTCCCCGCGGAGATTCAAGAGCGGACGCTCGGCGGTGGCGGTTGGGCTCCGTCACTCCGTTCACCTCATGCAACGCTGCCTTATGCGAGCGCTGAGTGTCCGCCCTTAAACCCCCGCTTTGCTGGCGCCTGCATGGGCCAGCACTTTTTCGAACTCAAATGATGCGCATGAGGGCCACACCATGAAAGAACTGCAACAAGCCGTTTCCACCGCCTTCGCGAACATCGTCGCGGCCGGCGCGATCGAGAAGGCGATCGAAGAAAAGCTGACGAAGACGATCACCTCGATCATCGACGGCGACGAGAACAGCATCAACACCTACTACCCGGGTCGTGACTACTGAACCGCGAGGCGGACATGACGAACGAAACGAACGAAGAGAAGAGCCGCGCTGACGCGATGACGGACGATGCAGCATTCGCTATGTACAGAGCTGCCGCAGAAAGTATCACAGGGCGCCCAACATTCGAGCAATGGAGCGCGGCGCTTGTGCGTGCCATCCTCGCCGCATCCCCTGTCGAGCAGCACGAAGCAGCGCCGGCCAGTGCCACGGTACGCAGCGTTGAGCGCACTGTGCCGCAGGTCGCCACGTTCCAAGAGGCTATCAAAAACGCCTACATTAAGCCGGAACATGAAGAAATTGGGCGCGAGTATTTCGGCCTTGGCTTCATGGCCGGCGCGCGGGCCGTTACGGATACCCCGAGCATCGCGCAGCACGCACCATCCGCCCAGCTCGAAGTCACGGGCAATGGGGCGGATGAGCGAACTGATGCTCTTTGTGATGGCGCGTATTGCGCCGGAGTGCATAAAGGGTTCCAGCTTGGCTATGACAACGACAACGAGGGGCTGCGCAAGGTACTAGAATCGCGCGCTGGTTATGTCAAAGTGCTGCGCGACACCCGCGCCCCTCGCACTGAGGTGGCGGGAGCGGTGCCGCAACCCATCGGGCCGCATGACGTGACCACCAGCGCGGGAGGACGAGGCTACATCGCCGAGTTCTTCGCGAAGCGCCTTTGCCGACACGACTTCGGCCGCTATATCGACGAACGGCTCGCCGCAGATTTTGCGTGCGCACTGGCGAAGTATCTGATGGAGCACGACACCTCTCCCTCCGTAGATGCAGCAGCAGCGCCGGCAGACGAGCGGGCGGCGTTCGAGGCATGGTGGATGCGCGACGTACCGGAATCGTATCGCGGCCTCGCATGCGTGACGGGCAGTGACGGCAAGTACACCGCAGAGAAATGCGAAGGTGCTTGGGAGGTGTGGCAGGCGGCCCGCGCGGCAGCGTCGCAGCCCGCAGCGGAGCTGACGCCGCGCGAGATCTCTGCGCTGCGCGAACTGAAGAAGCTCGGTGAACATCGGTACTTCGCCATTCGCTCCGCAATCGCCGAAGCATGGCCTATCGTCGAGCGGCTTGCCAGCCGCACCCCGCCCGCGCAATCCGCAGCGGCAGCGGGGCAAGAGGCGGTGGCGTGGGTCCGCAAGCATCCGGACACGGGAGAACTCTCGGGCGATTGGCTCTGGAATGACGTGATCGAGCAGTGCCGTAAGGACTCGGGAGTTTGGTTCCCGCTGGGCTTTCTCACCGCACCGCCCGCGCAGGTCGCCACTCGGCAGAGGCTAACGGACGATTCGCAATGCGCGGCGAGATATAGGTTGATTCGCGCGGGTTTCGGTGATTTTGGCCCAGACGCCGATCTGCATAACGCATTTGTAGATGGCGGAGAAAAGCTTGATGCGGCACTCGACGCTCTTCTCGAAGGAGCCAAGCAATGAGTTCGTGGGCTGCATTTTGGTTGTGCTGCGCGGTGTTTATCGCCTGCGATACCTACCTCTATGCCAAGGGGCACGACACGTTCCTGTGGCAGCACAAAACCGCCGAAGAAAAACAAATTCAAAAACACCAAGCAGAAGGAACCAACCATGAATAAGACGCAACTTGGAATCGCGCGCAGCAGAGTGCATCCGAATTGGAGAATGCGCCCCCATCCGTGGGTGGACATGAACACGCTCAAGCCGAAGTACAGCGTGCAGGCTTACGAGCCGGATCTGAAGAAGTGGGCGCACGTCTACAACGGCGAAACGAATAAGGCTTTTTTCTTCGAGTCCACTGAAGCGGCGGCTTCATTTATCAAGGAATTGCAGGGAGCCAATCAGTCATGAACTGCAACTGCATCAGTGAAATCGAGATGAAGCTCGCCAAGCGATATACCGAAGAACTCGGCGAGGACGCAACGGCAGATTGCCAGTCCTCAGGGTTTGCAATGAGCGTCAACTCGATCCGTGTGATCCACAAAACCGAATTCAAGATTGCGGCTCAGGCGAAAGGCTTCACGCGCGGAAAGCTCGTTCCAGTGCTGGCGAGCTACTGCCCGTTTTGCGGAAAGCCGACTGCCGAGGAAGGAACCAAGCATGAATAAGACGCTGACGGAGGCGCAGATCAACCGGCGCTGGGTCGAGATCTTGATCGAGACCTTGAGCCTTGAAAAGCCCACTACGATCGGGCCTAACGACGCATCGTGTTTCGTGAACGCGCTTCGCGGAATTCTCGCCGCTCAGCAGCCGGAGCCGCGCGCCGAGGCTACTGACTTGAACACTCCATGTGCCGGATGCTCGACGCCTCGCGCATGTCAGTACGACGGTTGCCGAATCGTGGATGAAGCGCGCGGAGCCCGCACTCAAGGGAGCCGCACGTGAGCGAAAAAACAAGTATCGAGTGGTGTGATTCTACGTGGAATCCATGGGAAGGCTGTCAGAAGGTCGGCCCCGGCTGCGACCACTGCTACGCTGAAGCGCGCAACACGCGTTTCGGTGGCGGCAAGCCCGTCAACTGGGGACCGGGCGCGCCGCGTCGCCGCACGTCGCCGGCGAACTGGCGCAAGCCGCTCGCGTGGAATGCGGCGCACGACGAGTTCTTCGCCGCGCACGGGCGGCGCCAGCGCGTGTTCTGCGCGTCGCTCGCCGACGTGTTCGACAATGCAGTCGACCCGGCGTGGCGCCGCGACCTGTTCGACCTTATTGTCGACACGCCGAATCTCGACTGGCTCTTGCTCACGAAGCGCGTTGGAAACGTTCAGCGGATGGTTCAAGCGGCAACCCTATGCGACTTTCTTCCGTCGAACGTCTGGCTCGGCGCGACGATCGTCAACCAGGCCGAAGCGGATCGCGACATCCCGAAGCTGCTCGCGACGCCAGCACGCGTGCGCTTCCTGTCGATGGAGCCGCTGCTCGGGCCCGTCGATCTGCGGTTTCACATCTTCAGCGAGCCAACAGGAAACTGGCGCACGCACGAAGGCAAGCGCCAATTCGAATGTCGCCGGCCCGATGATGGCGGCCTACACTGGGTGATCGTCGGCGGCGAAAGCGGCCCCGGCGCGCGGCCGATGCATCCAAATTGGGCGCGTGATCTGCGCGGCCAGTGTGCGGACGCAGGCGTGCCATTCCTGTTCAAGCAATGGGGTGAATGGCACACAGACGCCTTTCTGATGAGCAGCGGCGAGCCGGTGTTTCGCCAGTTCGACTCCTTCCAACAGTGGGTCAACAAGGCGTCGACGTGGGTGAATGGCGGGATCTGCCTGGATCGACACGGCGACGAACTGCGCAATGGAGGCGACTTCATGCGCGCGCGTGATGCAGGCAACTTCCCCGTCACCGTCATGCATCGAACCGGTAAGCGCGCCGCCGGCCGCCTGCTCGACGGCCGCACGCACGATGAATTCCCGGGGAGCACGATGTGAGTCCGGCCGTTGGCTACGTCTTGAGGCCGCCCCCCCCAACCAGTGAAAGGCAGTGTTGCATCCACAAATCGCTTGTGTGCTCGAACCACTTCGGCCGCTTGCGCCAACAGACGCTGATGGTCTAACTCTTTCTCGCCTCGAAAGATCGCCAGCATTTCCGCTTCATGCCGTTCACGCAATTCGATATAGGCCTTATGTGCCGCCTGAAACTCCTCGCGCTGCTCTGGAGTATGCATGTCGCCCCCCGTTTTAGGTTGCCCCCTAGCATGAAAGAACACCCCCACACTATTCACGGGCACCGATGGTGCGTGCCATCCTCGACGGCCTCAGCGCATGCCGGCCAGCCCGCGCGGGCCGAGCGCATCCGCGTCGCACTCTATCGCCTCAACTTCTATGTTGTAGCCGCGGAATGCTAGCCGTTCAAGCATGGCGCTCGCTCAACCGTATCGCGCGAGCCATTCAACGGCGAACGACCGCGCCCGTTCGACGGCCGCCTCTTCGGTTTCGTACGTCCCGAGATTTTTGAACGACGCTTCCGGGTTGTAGCCGATGTAAGTGAACGTCACCTGTGCGGCGAACTGGCCGTCTTCGGTCCCGCGTGGCGCGCAGTCGACGTGGTAGCCGCGCATCGTAAACAAACGCTTCATTTGAGTCAGATCGTGAAACTAACCGAGGCAATCGTAGCACTCCCGGGTTTCATGAGTCTGACGGCTCGCCACGCCTCAGCGTCAATGCTGAATCGAATTCACGGCCAGCCATACGCGGGACGCATTCTCGCCCGCCAGGACACGAGCAAATGCAGCCCCGCACGTCGAGCACTCGTAGTGCTCTTCCCGACATTCGCCTTGGAACACACCGGCGCCGACCATCACAAGATGCTTCGACTTGACGATCGATGGTTGCCCGTGAAGTTCGGTGCACTCAGCGCACAGCTTGATCGTCTCAAGATCCACGACTACCCCCGTACTTTTTGAATTCGAATTGCAAGGAATCCTAGCATGCACGATTTCGCGATAACGCCTGGCCGTTCGGACAACGAGGTCAATGAAGAAATCGCGCTCACGCTTCATCAGGTGGCCGAACGCCTCCAACTGTCCTATAGCACGGTATTCGCGATGCGGCATCAAATTGGATTTCGCCTTCCCGGTTCACGCCTCTGGCGCGTCTGGCCGTCTCGACTTGCCGGACTTGGAGAAAAGCGCAACAATCTGACCCGGCTATCGCTGCGGGTCGGTGGAGAAACTGAATGCCCATCCGCAAAGATAAAAAATCCGGTATCTGGCACCTCGATATCTGCCCGCCAAGCGGCGCGAGAATTAGACGCTCTACTGAAACCCGCGATCGAAAGGCGGCGCAGGAGTATCACGACCGACTAAAAGCCGAGCTGTGGAGACAGGACAAGCTCGGCGAAAAGGCCGATCGTACTTTCGAGGAAGCTGCCGTTAGGTTCCTTCAGCAGTGCGTCGGACAACGCGACTACGCCGGGAAGCTCCGGCATGTGCTGTATTGGCGGGAGCAGTTCGGCGCGACGCCAGTTCGACTGCTGACGGCCGAGCGCATTTTCGATGCTCTACCTACGCACAAGATGGTGAACGGCAAGCCTGCACGACCGCTCGCGCCCGGGACACGCAACAGGTACATCAACACTATCCGACGCTTGCTGAACTTGTGCGTTGAGTGGGAATGGCTCGGCCGCACGCCGAAGCTTCGCCGCTTTGAGGAGCCGGATGTGCGCGTGCGTTGGGAAACGCCGGAGGTCATCATGACGATGATCAACGCGTTGCGCTTACCGTGGATGCGCGACGCGGCGATCGTCGCAGTGGCAACCGGAATGCGCGAATCGGAATTGTTTGGTTTGAGGGTTTCGCAGATCGATCTCGCTCAACGCAACGCGTGGATCACGCACGCCGAAGCGAAGTCGAAGCGGGCTCGAGCTGTGCCGCTCAATCAGGACGCGATTAGCGTGCTGGAGCAGCGCATGCGTACCGCTACGGACCTCGTATTCACGCGAGAGTACACACGCGGAGACGGACCACCCAAGCTGATTCGGCAAATCGACAAGCGCGACTTCGCGCGTGCATGTCGGGTGGCCGGAATGGTCGACTTCCACTGGCACGATCTGCGGCACACCTGGGCGAGCTGGCATGTGCAGCGCGGCACGCCGCTGATGGTGCTAAAGGAGTTAGGTGGCTGGGAAACGATCGCGATGGTGCAAAAGTATGCGCACCTCGCGCCAAGCCACCTCGCCCAGCACGCCGACACTGTCAAGTTTCTGTCAATGTCGGCCGAGCAGTCGGAAGAACCGCCGCAGTCGGAAGCGGCATAA